ATGAATCCAATGGGAGCAATAGCCGACTTTGCCCAATCTGCCCCAATTCAGAATATCGTAGGTCAAGAAGCGAAGGCAGCACTTCCTATTGCCGGAGCTATGGCGGGAATACCAGCTTCGCCTGCGCCTATCCAAGCTGCTCCGCCATCACCTACGCCCGCGCCGCCAATGCAGCCTTTACCAACTCCTATGCCCATTGTCGCACCGCCTGCACCTGGATCAACCGCTCCATCGAATATGCCCAATATTGGAAACATGTTTAATCAAGATACGTCTAAATTAACGGCTGGCGTGAATCCAGAAGATCGACAAGCCCTCACTGGTAAAATGCAAGAGCAGCAGCATGGTATCGGCTCAGTAATTGCCGAAGCGATTTCTGGTCTTGGCGATGCTATTGCGGCAAAAGGTGGCCGGGAACAGCACTCGCTACAAGGCATATTTAGTATGCAAAAGCAGCAGCGCGATGAAGCGTTAGCTAATTTTGACAAAGCTCGGCAAGATAGGATTCAAAAACTACAGCTACAGACCCAAATGGGCGACAATGCCTTAAAGCAAGCCGCTGCTGCGGATGCTTATGGCGTTGACGAACATTTGAATGGCATGATTGGAGCTCCTAAAGGCACGATGAAAAAAGATTTACCATCATATCTTTCGCTTCTATCGGCTCAAGTAGCCAAACAAGAAAAAGACGCCGATCTTTACATGAAAGCACATGCTCAAGCGGGTACTGATGTAGATAATGCGACGAAAAATGCTTCTATTCTAAGCATGAAACCAAGTGCCGCGCAATTACAGGCTAGTGGTGCTAAATTAGCAGATCAATACTTTCATCGAGCGCAAGGCAATATCCTTGTAAAGCCGTCAGACGGAGGACCGTCTCAGTGGATTCCCGCCGCTAATATTGCTAAAGCAAAGCAAATGGATCCAAATCTCACGGTGCAACCCTAATGGACTTCTCATCTCTTGGTGCAGTACCCGCGCATAGCGGCAAAATAGATTTTTCTGCTATTGGCGGTGTGCCAGCTATCGGTCAAGATGAACCTACCGACGAAACTACAGCTCTAGGGGCTGCAGGTCGTGGTGCAGCGGGTATGCTTCCTCTTGGGGAGCAGGCCTATTCTGCGGCTGCGGGTGTAGCCGAGAAAAAGCCTTATCTGCAAGAACGTCAAGAACTAGAAAAAGAAATCGAAGCAGATAAAGCAAATCATGAAGTGGCGCGTATTGCTGGACAAGCTGCTGGGGTAGCTGCACCAGCCATTCTTACTGGTGGTTCTTCAGTTCCAGCCAGTATGGCAGGAGCAGCAGGCGAAGGGGCGATGATTGGGGCTGGATTTGGAGCTGGTAATGCTATAGATACGTTGGCGGCGGGGGGAAGTGGCGCAAAAGCCGTAGGCGATGTTGCTCTAGGGGCTGGCCTAGGTGCGGCGGGGGGCGCAATTGGGCAGAAACTCGGTGGGCTCGCTAACGAAACGGTTCCCGCTATTGAAGGATTTGCGGCGAAAAAGGCTTCCCAAAGTGTCGGTCTTGGTGCTGATAAACTAGGTAATATGAGCCAGCAAGAAGTCATCGACACAGGAAAGATGCTTATGGATAAAGGTATTATCAAGCCGGGGGCTTCTACGCAACAAATGTTTGATACAGCCAAAGCTTTACATGAACAATATGGTAATACGATTGGGCAAATTGGCAATCAAGCCACTGACCTTGGTCTTACCGCTGATACAAAACCATTGCTTGATATGCTCGGTGAGAAATATAACGCCGCATCTGCGCTCGCTAATCCAGATGAAAGAAAAGCAGCTTTATTTTATAAGCGCGGAATGGCCGATATCATGACGATGGCTAATCGCAATGGAGCAGAACGTGTAGGACCAGATATCGCTGAATCAAATATGGCTCCGAGCTTTATCACTTTCGATCAGCTTCAACAATTAAAGAAATCTTATGGCACATCTGCGTTCGAAAATGGTGCTGTAAAAAATCCAGCGGCGGCAGATGTTTATAGTCAACTTGGTGCGGGGCAGAAAGAGATTGTTAACAAAGCAGCGACTAATCCTGATCTCCCTGACCAACTAAAAGACGCCATGACTGGCTACTCTAAGCTATATCCTGTAGTAGATGGCCTTCAAGACGTTCTAGGGAGGGAAAGGACTGGTACAGTGCAGCCTAGAGCTTTTGGTATGATGGGGAAACTCGCTGCTTCTATGCCTGGGCAAACTGACCCTTCGATCAATGCATTAACGTCTCTTGGTCTTATTGGTGCAGGGCACCCTTTATGGGGAATCGGAGCTTTTACTGCTACACTCAATAATCCTAAAGTTATGGCTTCGGCTGCCCAAAGTGCAGCAAACACTATCCCAAAACTAACAGGAAAATTACCTGTGCTTGGAGCGCAGCTTATGGATGCAAATGCACCAATGCAGCAAAATATGGGTGAAACTAAGCCAGTCCATGCAACTACAACGCCTATAGGAACGCCTTCTCCCTCTCCTACGACTATAAATATCGATCATCCGGCTTTAGCCCCTTGGAAGCCCGTTTTCCAAAGAAATGCCGCGAATGCCAAAGATTCTGGTGAGATAGCCAAATCTCAGGCTATCACAGATTTCACATTAAGCCAGCGTGATCCTGCATATGCAGCGGCGAAGCAAAAAATGGCCGATAGTCCTGCTGCCCAACAGGTGCGTACTACCCAAAAGGCGGCTGAACCGTTCAACACGTCTATGGAGGATAAGATGAAAGCTTTTATTTTAAGTCAGAAAGGAAAAACCAATGCCGAGTCTCGATAAGCGTATGACGAAGCTTGAAGAAACCGTTGAAAAACATCTTGTGGAATCCGGGGAAATACGTGCCGATTTGAAATGGCTAAAAAAGTTTTTATGGTTTGTACTTAGTTCGCCTTTAATAATCGAAGCAGTTAAGCATATTCACATGACGGGAAAGTAATCATGGAGCCTAATGTATGGATGCAATGGTTTGTCCAGGCTGCAACCTTCGTGTCGAACCTGTTCGCGTCTTCGAACGCTCAAAGCATAGTGCCCAATGGTGGCGCATTACCAAATGTCCCCGCGAGCGATGCGCCTTCAACATCGACATCGAAAAATGTGACAATCCTGGTCGTAACACGGGATCAAGAAACAGCGGAGGGTCTTTTTGGAAGGATTACGATTAAGCCTGATCCGACGGTGATATGTTATTCGATGGAGAATAAAGCGAGAGCCATTCTATCTGGTTCTTACGACGTCCATCTTGAATATTCGCCGCATTTCGACATGCAAACTCCACACATTGTTGTTCCGTCGAGAACATACATCGAAATCCATCCGGCAAATTATCCAATGCAGCTTTTGGGCTGTGTTGCTGTAGGAACCACCAGAGATAATGTTTCCCTGGGCAACAGTAAAGAGGCGTTTTGTAAATTAATGGCACTACTCCCATCTCATTTCACCATAGAAATCATTGGAATTTAAGCATCATCCAGAAGCAAAATCCTATCACCACGAAGTATCCCGCCGCAATAAAGAGTAGTCCTCTCATATTTCCCTCTCCGGCAAACTCTCATCAACTGATCGTATTACTGCGTTTATACCTGCGTCGCTAAGAATTTGAGCCATACGTGCTGCCGCTAACATATTAGCTGTATGAATATATACTATAACTGGGCGTTTATCAATCGCCATTCCAGCAATATACCAAGCGACACCCTCAAAAGTTTCTAGTTCTGCGCCATGCCGCCCCTGAAACGCAATATCATGGTCGAGACTAACTTCTTTTACTGGCATACTGGCCAATATACGAATAGCATCTGTAACAGTCCGAGCAATATACCACCCTTCGGGGCGGTTTCGTACATCATCGACGAATAACTTCACTATTTACTACCAAGTAACATTTGTAATAGTGCACCTAAGGGCGGCGACCGCCAACTCTTTAAGAATTCATGAATCGTTTTCGCCATTACACCACCATGTATACCTCTGTCTATATTATCATGAACTAATGTCCAATCTGTCAGTGCCACAACTTCACCTTGTTCATTAATCCATGGACCGCCACTATTGCCGCCGTTAATCAGGCCATCTGTCAAAAGAAACCCTTTAAAATCACTACTTATAACACCAAAACTCACAAACCATTTCATTGATCCCATCATATTCCCTATAATTGTTATAGGTTCCCCATCATAATGCATCTCTTGAAATGTCGCATAATGTGCCAATGGAACCGATCTATTAAGTTCAAGAACGGCCAAATCAACGCTACGATCAAAAACTACAGGCTTTCCCTTAACTAAAATCCTACCAGGATAGGGAAAAATCCATATATCATCGTCAATATTTTTAACTACATGAGCACATGTAAGAACGTGTGTAGCATCAATAAGAACACCAGTTCCACGTTCCCCATTGTAAAAACCTTCGTTAGAAATAAGAACTGTAAACTCTTTAGCCCGTTTAATAGCCAAACGATTGAGTTCATAACCATGATAATGTGTCGTTGGTCCTTTAATGTCCGGGTTTGGCTCTCTATTTTTAGTCCATGTCCCAAGTCCAACCCCCAGCAAGAAAAAAATGGCAACTATTCCGATTATTCGTCTCATTGTTGCTCCTTTGACCTAGACTCAAATTTTAACACTTTCTTTCCAGCTAAAAAAGGCTGAATATCTCTTAAATACCGTGCTTTTTTGCGTTTTACTAGCCCGCGCATAAGAGCCGTTCGCTCCTTTAAGCCTTCAAGACGATAGCGGCGACAAACCCTAAAGAAAAGCTCAGCTATTCGTATATCGACAAGAAAGCCTTCGTCGCTCATCGTATTCTCGCCTTTCCTTGTGTCCATGCGCCGCACCCCTGGCATTGATACTTTTGCATCAAACCTCTTTTTGTCATCTCTCGGCCCTTACGCCGCATTTTGTCGTTGCTTCCGCATCTATGGCATTCCGTTGAGGTATCTTTTACATAAAAGACTGGGGTAGAAGCCGGAGCCCAAGCTTTCACCTTCTCGTAGAGCTCTTCCGTCGCTAGGGTATCATGGATATTATATCGTTGCATCTCGCGCCATGCCGCTTTATTACCGGCGAGGCACTCGCTCCACAACAACATACCAGGGAATTTCGTGTGGGAAAGCTTTTTATAGCGCACACAAAGCTTTTCAGTAAGATATTCAAGCTTGTTTGACGTGAATTTAGCGACGCGGCGAACAATTTGATAGGTATCAAGATGCCTATATGGGCTAGGGGGAGCCCAACAATGTGAAATAAACCGCGCATTAAGCATCTTACTATCGAAATTCTTACCGTTTTGCGTTACAACAATGTCGGCTTCGTCTAAAAGTTCCCACAATGGCTTGAGAATAGCTTTATCATCTTCGATGTTTTTTGCGTTTCGCTGATCGTAGTATATGATGCTTGATGCTGGGCTTCCGAGCCACTTTGCAGACCAAGCGATGATCGACCAATCTTTCTGTATGTTTCCGAGAGCAATATTGACATCGTGTCTGCCCCAAACATAGGCCGTCATAGGCGCAGTTTCAATATCAAAAACTAACACTTTTAGTTTCGTCATTAATCGGCCCCTTTCTTACTTTTTTCTTCGAGAATCACTTCTGCGAGTACTCTGGCGCTGTACATTATTTCGTATAGTACCTGCAATGAACCAATAAAGCCAATATGACTATACAAAGTACGCATCTCGACTCTCAACTGCGCTATGTCTAATTCTGATGGCTCATTCATCTAAAAAACACTCATGGGCAACAAGTTGTTCATAAATATTGTCCGTTTCATCTTTATCTGCGCCAATCACTGAAGTACATCCGACCCATGCAATCTTTCGTGTCTTGCCTTGGTCTGTATCCAACTCAAAGATTATTGCCATATAAGACTTCCTCCCTTAATTGAATTGCCTCATTTTTAGTTCGAAACCAGCCTAAATGAAGTCCAGCATAACTTGCTTGCCATTGGTTACGATTATGGTTGAAGAAAACACCCTTGACACCAGATTTATTATTTTTATACATATTCTGATTGAATTTTGTCAGACTTTTTGAAGCAACACGAAGATTTATTTTTCTATTGTCTAATTTATTACGATTAATATGATCTATATCATTTGGCTTTAATGCTCGACCAATTAAAAAGTTATGCATATGAATCGCATAAAGCTTTCCCCCAATTCTTTTGTCATGCCGCGCATAACCTTGCGGTGTAACGCGCCAAGTAAACAAAGAAATACGAGCTAAATCTTCTTGATCGATAAGAACTTCTCCGCCATTTATTCCATAAATCACTTTTTCCTCCGTTGTTCTGCTGTCTTTTTTTTATGGCACAATTTACAAATCGCTCTTTGAGGACCGAAAAACATACGAGCAATATAGTCCTCGACTTTATGCCAGTCATCAAATGTGCCTAGTGGCGGTTCGTGATCTACTTCAGCCATCTGAATAGGCCAATAGTGTTCGCAAATGGGACAATCAAAACCATAGCCGCCTACCGACGGATCTTTTTGTTTTGCTTCTGTCAATATGTTTCGCCGCTCTGCGCTTCTGGACCATATAAGCCGAATGGCCGACCGAAGCTTCGTCTCAAGTGTTTTAGGCTTTTTCATTTTTTCCGTAGTATTTCACGCAATAGTTCTGAAACTTACATAAAGCAGCATTCATATTGAGCGTAAGTGGTGCTTCTGACCGTGCAATATATTGTTTATCTGCGTTCCACATAGCTAGTCCCATTTCGTCAATAATTAGGCCGAGTTCGGCATCAATACATTGTTGTCGTCTAGACTTTATTTTCATAGTTCCTCCGTGCGGGGTCAATCAACATTTAGCATTTCCCCAGTTGTCCCCTATGCCGATTTCTGCTTTCAAACGAATTGTAGGAAGCCACAAAGGCGGTTGCTCCATACATCGCTTCAGAATAGCGGCAGCTTCTTGGGCCTGATTATTAGGGGCAATAACACCTATCTCATCGTGTACCTGAAAAACACACTGTAATCCTGCCGCTTCTGCTCTTTCGATGGCCAGCTTAGTTAATTCTCCCGCCAGAGCTTGACAAAGATTTTCCACGCATTTTCCGCCATAAAGCTTTGTTTGCTCGGCTTCATACACTTTCTTGTATGTATCGTACACCCATTCATCGCCTACCTGTCTAAGATTTGGGTATTGAACCGTCAAGCCGGAAGGCAATACAAGCGAGTTTTTTTTTACTTTTATGAATGGAGCAAACCAAATACACCCTATTTTCCCCGCCGCAAAAAGCGGTAAAAGTGCATGGACTTGCTCCCACAGCTTCGGGACATTGAAATATGTAGTTCGGTACAAATCTACTGTTTTCCATGCTTCCTCCTCACTTATGTCCATTCCCGTCTGTGTTTTAACGGTGAATTTAAACTTTTTTGCACCCATATTATAACCCAAGCCTAAGATGGAACATTTCCCGAATTGGCGCTCTATTTTGTCAGACTTTGTGATCTTCCGCCCATACTTGAGAGATGCAAAGTCAGAGTACACGTCTTCGTCGTTGATAATCTTACCCATGAGCTTCGGCTCTTTCGCTAACCATGCTAATAGCCGTAGTTCAATGGCGGCAAAATCCCCAACGATAAGTTTATGGTTTTTAGGAGCACATATAGCATCACGAAGAAAACTATTACGAGTGAAATTTTGAGGATTACCCCCAGCACCACTTCCCCCCGAATACCGATGCGTTTGAACTGCTCCCGAAAAACCCACATCAAACGGAAAAGAACCTGTTTTTGCAACCATAAGTAGGCTTTCGCCTCTTGTTTCCAAGAGATTACTTTTACTGGCGATGCGGGCGGCATAGAGGTCTGGGGCCACGGCCATGATGACAGACAAGCCTTCATCTGTCCGCGCGAAAGCTGGGATTTGCTTGCCCGTGCGCCCTGACAACTTGGTAGGGACATCCATTCCTTGGTTCCGTAGATATTCTGCAAATTGTTTATTGGAGGATAGGATGGTTTTATCAATTCCGCTTTTTTTGATGATTTCTTCGCGCCGCGCTTTTTCATTTTGCACCCCTTTCGTAAGCACACTTTCCGATAAACAGAGTTTGGCTCCGATAAAAGCCCGGATTGTCCAATCCATAGACCACAATTGCGACATTGGGAATTGACCGATAAGTTTTTCATATATTCCTTTGCACAGTTCTACATCGTTCTTACAATACTCGCCTAAAACGGATAATTGTTCTGGTGATGGATGTAACACACCTTCGCACGATATCTCCCCTTTAGCAGGCAAACCGAGGTATTCAGCCAAACGTTTAAGTGAATAGCCGGATACATTCTCGCCTAAGACAGCTTTCGCCAGGCCTAATGTATCCATCCAAGCAAACGGCTTAACTTGGTATCGCCAAGCAAGAATAGCCCCGTCAAACCGAATATTATGCGCCACAATGACTGTATTCGGCCAATCTACCGAATCAATCCACGCCTCGATTGCATGATTACCGGCTAACCAATGCGTTTGCTCATCGTCAAGAAAATGATAGGCAAGCCCGTGGGGCCAAAATCTGCAATCTCGCACGTATTCAGTACAACTCATAGAACGTAAATCATATCCTTTCTTACGATCATAATAAGTCTCGAAATCCACCACTACGATACGTTTATCGACGTAGTTCAAACTGTTTCCTTTTTGTATAAAATATCTACCGCGATAGACTTCTGTAGCCTATCGTCACTACCGATTTTCTTTTCTTCATACTCTATAAGAAACATAAGCTCGCAAGCTGCATGCCAAAGGTGCGACTTTCCGCTTTCCCTGTCCACGCTTTCTCCATCCCACCATGCTGTTAAATGCCTAAGAAGAGCATCATATGGCCTACTCCACAGCATACCGCCCTTCCAGTTGTCGCGACCATACTTAATCGCGCCAGGTTCCATGATATAAGCTATGGCGATCAATAATGATCTGGCAACAAAGCTCATTTTAGGTTTTCCTTCATCAAACTTTTTTCCGTCCATTCTCGACTGACCATCCATTCTATTCTCCTTCCTTTTCCTGTGTTTTCGATTTGATATATAAGCCATGCGCCCACATAATACCTGCCAAGATCATGAAAGGTATGAAGTGTGTATCACCGCTCGCTGCACAAACTGTAGCGATCATTAAATCTATCGCCGCCAATGTAAACGATATCTTATAGATTGTTGACAGATTCATCAATAGTCCACTTCGCCATTAATTGTTCGCTTCTGAAGCTCATAGGGCATTACGTGCAGCTGAAAAAACACCTGCCAGGCCAGTTCCGACGCCGTTACTTCATCGAGAGGTCTTTGGGAAAAACCATCGGTGACATCTGCGTCATGCAGCCTAGGAATTACTATTAAGTCACGATAAAGATCATGGGCGGTTGTCCAGCGCGGAGATGCACGCCACGCCCTGAGCATTTTTCTATAATATAAAAAGCATTGGTCACCAACCTCTTTCGGGCCAACCGTATCCGTCATTCGTCTTGCTTCGCTAGTCGTAAATGGCATTATTTTGCTCCTTTTGTTATGGTATATTTATCTGACATCGAGCTCATACACACGCAATAAGTCATTTAAAGTGCTTCCGAGCTTAGCTTTCATCACAATCTCGAATAGTCTCATTGCCGCCGCTTCTTTCGTTGCATAAACATCGTCGCTTTGTATACAGTCGTCAATCACCTGATAAACGTGCATTATTTTAGTCTCCTTTTAAGATAACGAAAAGCGGCTAGTTGCGTCGCGCAAACTTTCGTAGCAAGAACGGTGGAAAAGTTTGTGAGCTGCCTATCATACATACTTGGTGCTACTAAAACGATGGGACGGCGATGCTTAAAGTACATTCGGCCCATTTCCCAGGCCGTCCCCGCGCTTGAACGATCACCAGTAAGAACAACAATTGATTTGCATTTATCGAGGTTTTTAAAGTCTTTTTTAACGAATAGTCTCATAAGTCGAATATCAGGTTTACCATCAATAATGCTATTAGACTTTATTAGTTCATCTTCTGCCGGATCATAGTATGTGAGGCCAAGTTGTTTACAGATTATTTTAGCGTTATCGCGTTCGGCTAGCACATCTCGGCCAAGACGCTTGTGCATCGCCCCTGCCAAATAGCAATCATAAAGCGCCTTAGTCGCCATTGTGTTCCTCACTATCGCAATCTTTCCAGTCTGAACATTCCATATGCACTATTTCGACACATTTAGTAGGATGTTCGATCGCATAGTTCACATCGCTATCAATCACTTTAAATTTGGCTACCATCATAGCCACAACATCATCGCCGTCTCGAAAAGGATAGTCACAAACCGGACAATTTTTAATCATATACACTCCCAACGTTCCACACCACTAATAGGAAATTCCGCTATTGTGCGGTATTCATTGTCCTGTATTTGCATAACATTATTAGGTGTGTCTGCTCCTATAAGCGACTGTGAGCCACCGACCAAGTAGGTATGAACACCAGCAGGATAACGGTATACTTTTCCAGAGTTCATATAAACGATAACAAGTAAAAAAGGCAGCAGTTTTTTCACATGCGCTCCTTTAGTCCCATAGATTAGCGTAATATGCTCGAAAATACTTTAGCCCAAGCATAAGCTTACGCTGGCGGCGGAAGATCAGCTTTCTGTATTCCTTGTGCGATAGCTGCTTGTACGATGTTACATCGTTCTCGTCGTCCATGAATGCCTGGAAACCCTGCTCCATGACATTTAACTTCTTCGCCCACTTTCCGGGGGTTAGGCCTATAGGGTGGCCATGCTTGTACTTTCGGAGGTGCCGCAGCACACCAATCATCATATTCGCATGATGAGTGCACCATCCCCACACATCACGCTCACTGTAGCCTCTACAACCCCGCTGTATGAACCATTTAACATTATCGTAAAGTTCGATCAAGTATATATGGGGTTGATAGAGATAAGCAGCATAATTGTAATCACCGAATGGTGGCGAATACTTTTTCATCCATTTCGGCATGATAGCGAAATATAATTTATGCCAATAAATATTTCCAGACGATAGCCGATACTTTTTTAAAATCATTTATTCATCTCCATCGCCCGAATACGCTCGGTGATTTCTAAACAATTATCATCGCCAAAATCTTTCCATTCTAGCTCTCCCGCAATCTGAACCGCCTTCTCTCGCGCAACGGCGAAGCCCGCCAATCGCTCTGCTTCTCCATACTCGCGCAGAGCGGTGATGATTTTCTCTACTCCAGCTTCAATCGTTTCATACGTAGGATCTTCATCGAATTGAAGCTCAATATAATCGTAAACTCTGCGTGCAATTCGGTCGATATCGGTCATATCATTTTCCCGCCCGTTTTGCATTATCCACGATTCCTCCAGTATCTATCATGCGCTCTATTGCGGTCACAAGGCTTACACGCTCTATGGCCATTTGGTCTTATGTGATCGAATAGATTCCCACATTTGCCACAGACTGTTTTACGTTTATTCATGGCACTAGGAGCCAATCCTCTCTGCGTGTTAACTTTCGACGAAACAATTTCAAGATGGCTGGGATTCACACAAAGAGTTACACGGCATAAATGGTCGAGTTCCATTCCTAGAGGAATCAGGCCTCTGAGTTGTTCATAAGCATAACGATGTGCTTCTACAGGCCTAGCTGGGGCATGAAAATAAATACCATACTTGTTTTTCTTTCCTGTCTTACCACCAGTCCACAACCAACAAGTATCGGATTTACTTACTCTCGTCCAAAACTCATATCCTTTCCTCATCGCGCTCTCCGCTTAGATTTGTGCAATCTGATCGTTTTCATCGGCCACCTCATCGTATTGCTGAATGAGTACAAGAATTTCATAGGCATAGCTAAAGGATCTATCTTTGACATGTTCATCGAATTGCTTCCACATCATTTCTCGTCGCGTCATCCTCACTCCCCCGCCTGGGTAGGCTCAGAATCCAGTTTTACCAATCAAATTATGAAATGACTCAAAAGCCGGATTCTTGTCCAAGAATTCTAACGCTTGCGTCGCATTTGACAAATGCTCTTCTACGATACGTTTACGTTCAACCAATCGCTCTCTTAGAGTTTGACGAGTTGAAGTACAAATCTGTGATAATTCTGAGTATTTAGCTAATTCGTCATATGCCATTTTATTTCTCCTTTTATTTTAGTTTTCACTTCCCACCCTCCTGGTTGAGCTGTAGTGCTTCGACAACAGCGATAGCTCCGCGATCTAAAGCATTCGGATTATCTCCAAACTGATAGACCAATCTTTTGACTGCCTCTTCCACACCTCTTCGATATCCTTCGGTCTCTCCTTGCTGAAACCATCGAGCAAAATCGGGCTGTTTACAGTATTGTTCCTCAACGCACTCTTCCCCATACTCCCGCAGGGTGGCGGCGATGTCGTTCCAAATATCCTCTTTGTCTGCGTCATCTAGCGCATAGCTTGGAATGTGAATCCCCCTCGCGATCTTGTCGGGATCAGTCATATCATTCCTCGCTCTTTTTGTTCTCGTTTCCAACACGGAGAGCATCGAGTAGAAACCCACATTCGTCCGCGTAATTTACCCAGCTTTCCACATATTTCACACGTTTTAGCGCTTTGCTTTTCCGCCTCGTCTGTAATAGCATACATATCGTCAGTGCCGCCCGAGAGGTAGAAGCGCAAGGTGCCGTACTTCTCCTTAACTTGACTAGCGCGATAGAAACTATATCCCCATCCTTGCGAATCTTTGACTATAGCAGCTACGATTAACAACTCTAACTTTTTGGCAGCTTCTTCGATGATCTTATACCAGCCATCTCCGCATTCAAACCCCCAACACATCGCAGTTGTTGTCATTGGCGCATATCTAGCCGCGAATAGATATGGCGCAAGTTTGCATAATTTTTTATCTAGTTTATCGTTCATAATCTATTCCTTACACAGCCATCGTTTAAAATCGAGCCAGCATATAGAACAACAACCTTGCCTATTACGCTTCCCGCACCAGAAACATAGTATTAGTCGTGTCATCAATCATTCAGCCCGCGAACAATGATTCCTTCTGGCACATCTGTTACCGATGCATAAAACGCTTTCACGGTAGATGCAAGCGTAGACTTTGTATGGTAGACAAGTGATGTATTCTCGTCTACTTTGCGAACAGTTAAACAAAACTCTGCCGCTGCCCCTATACCCGTGCTACCAAGCATCGTAGCAAGTGTGGGCACGCCTTGCGGTTCCCCGTTAGGATACGCCGCTTTCGATTCGTGATTAATAAAAAGAAAAGTGCAGCCGATTTCATTACGCAGCTCTTTTATGCGCTCTAATACTTTTTGTATCTCTGTACGATCTGTTTCGGGCACTGTATGAAATGTGGCAAAGCTATCAACTATAACTAAATCTGGGCGCATTTCTAGTAATTCAGTTCGGAAAGCTTGATAAGACATATCTATATTCAAGCGAATAGTTGTCCCAGATTTCATACGTAGTTGTTCTTTCATATGAATAGGGGCTGAACCTTTCGCAGCAATTATAGCCATGAAGCGTCTCTGAGTTTCGCCTTTCCATCGCTCTTGATCTATAAATAAGACTTTGCAGTTTGTCACGGGAAACAGTCCTAACCACAAACCACTCGGCCCCGCACACTCTACAGCTAGATCGGCGCATAACCAGGTTTTTAGTGTTGCTGGCAATCCAACTACGAAGCCTATTGACCTTTTTGCGAAAAACGGTTTGCATATCCATTCCGGCTCCTTGATATCCTCTAAAAATGTGTCAATAGTCTCCGACTTAGACGAACTTTGCATTGCCAATCCTGGCTGATAACGCTGCCATATTTCTGTAATTTTATTACGCAATCCATCAAAAGGTCGCCCGTTCTCAAATGCATATGGTTCTAGTAGTTTATATGTATCTTCTTCGGTGAACCCATGAATACGAAACTTTCCGAGAACACTGATAAGCGTGTTATGCACGTGTCCTTTCTTCATCTCTTCAAGTGCAGCAGCTATCCATCCTTCTGGTTTTCGTAGTGTGTTTTGCAGTAGTTTGGGCGTTTCGGATTTGAATAAATCCGGCAGGGGAGATAAATGGGCGCGAATCAACGGCAGCGAAGCCCATGCATATCTTTTTCCGTTTGGGTGCAGACTTGGTGGTACCACGCAATAACCGCCTTCTCCGCGTATGTCTATTCCTGTCGCTAACTTTTTCACAGAGTTTTTTAAGCTTCCGTTTGGGTCTGCATACCAAAGTTGTTTGCCGGTCCCAGTCAAAGAAGTAACTGCGGAAAAAAACTTTAGCCGCGTACCTGAAAGTATGCCAGAAGCACCATCGAGGTCTACAACAGCTACTTTGCTTTTCTTTCCCGTCGCTAGTCCTATATTTGCATTTGGGCATTTAGTCCACCATCCTTTAATCGTTTCGGCATCTGTTGTCGCATCAAGGCAGCCGTTAGGGACGAGTGAACCCATAGGTTCTTTGTTGCCTGGACGGCAAGGGAACACGGCGAAGCCATCGGCAGCGTAGTTAAGAGCGTAATTCATAAGCATTATTTTCCCAGGTCTATCCATGCTTCGCGGTCGCGGCAATATTTACAGCGACATTTCTTGACTTTTTTTATCTTAGCGCCCATATGATAATCCTTTCCACAGCAGCGTCGAATAAATCTATTACTTTAAGCCACATAACTTTACCAACGCTTCTTTCGCTGAAGCTTGCATCTTGTTAATTTGGGCCAATGATTCTAGCTTTCTATTGATCTGCCGGGCTAACTTTCGTCCAAGCCTTATACAAGTTTTAAGTTGTTTAAGTGCTTGATGCTTCGTTGACATAGGTTTTTTCATTCATCCCCCCACGGGTCAAGATTAGACGTTTTACATCGTTCCCAAAGTGCGGCTTTCGCTGCTTCAAATGCTTCGTCTGCTGTTTTAAATGTATGTCCGTATTTAAGTGCATTCCGCAGAAACATGGCAAGATCGTACACAATTAATTTCCAATCTTCCCCGTGCATAGCGCACAAGTATTCAATACGTTCATCCGGTAAATTAAATGTCAGACTTACTTTCGGCATCGCCAATATCTCCATTTAAATCTGGTGTTTTCATATCATCAAGCATTGCACGCAGCTTTAAAAACTTGTTGAGCATTCGCTTTCCTAATTTAAACTCCTTTACTGTTAGTTTAAAATGAGGTTTATCTTTACTCACATGCACAATCAATCCTTGTTTAATATCTACACCGACCTGCTCCTTATACGCCTGTGCATAAGCCGTTAGCTGAAGCGCCATTTCAGGATATATACGACTACTTGTTTTCCAATCCCAAATTATAGGCTTCCCATCAAGCGTTCCTACTGAATCAAGTGTGCCAGAATATGTGTGAAGTTTACTTATCACTTTTAGTTCGGTAGAATGCACCACACCATCTATGCCGGTAGCCCAGTCAACAAATGATGCCATCATACCCGTTATTCGTGTACGCACATTACCGGCTAAACCAACAGTAAACGTACCTGTATCAAGATACTGTTCGACGCAGTTATGAAACTCCGCACCGATGCTGCCAGCGGCTTTCACTTTCCGCTCAGCCAAATATCCCCACTTTTCCCGCCAAGCTTCAAGCCATGGCTTTGGCTGTGCATCGAGAATAGTCGTAACACTTGGATACCAAACACCATCAATAAATGTTTCAGTGTGCGGAATTGAAGGCGTCCCTTTCTTTCAATAAAAGCGCAGTAAGCTCTGCTACGAGTTTCACGAGTCCTTCTTTTGTGTTGTCGACATTAAGTTGAGCCACAGACACGCTACTTAACGCGGCTTGAGCTAAACCTGACCAGGCCATATCTTTGTCACGATGAATATCACGCTCTTCACGATTTGTCCAATACTCGTCTTTAGACGCTATGTGTTTCTTCGTAGGGCTTTTTTTAACAACAACTTCAACTGTTTGTGCATCTAAAACGCTACCTTGTTGCGGCTGTGTTTCTTCGACAACTGGGGGCAAACTACGCTTTAAAAGCGGCATATTACGCCACCTCCACAGAAAAAATATGGGCGGGTTTACCGCGCCCAATTTGCTTGGTTCCTGCGTTCTTTATAGTTACGGTATCTCCTACATTCAACTGTCCTAGTTGTCGCGCAAGGCGAGTAGGAGCAATCACTTCAACAATGGCTCCTTCTTCTGGCTGTACTTCTTGTTTTTGTAGTAGAAACCTACACGATGCCTCGAGCACTTGAAATTTATAGACTGGCGTTAAGCCAAATCCCAAATCTCGCTCTTCTTTTCCCATAATAATGCCTTTCAGCATCGCGTCTTTTTCTCGTAACTCGGCAGTAGGCGGAAAATCTCCCCCCACACTTGTATCATTAATCATTCGTCCCATTTTTATATTCTCCTTTTCAGAATTTTACGGCTACTGCGATATGATACGTTCCGAACCACCAGCCAGTCATGATGCTTGTATTTGAGATAACATTGTATTGGACTTGTACCAGCGGTCGCACTCCTACTTCTCCTAGTGCTAGCGCCGGACCTAAGTCAAAGCGCCATAGTTCGACGAAATTAAAACCAACATAGCCGTTCTTCTTCAGTGATATGCCGTCAAATGATGTGCCGATAGCCATAAACGGTGAGCGTTCAAAGCCGATTATATGCTTTTTGACAATCACTTCCCCACTCTTCTCTATAACTATCTCAAAGCCACGTGCGTATGATTTTGTCGTCTCTTTTGCCGTTGTTACAGTTAAAATATGCGATACGGAATTATAAGATACGCGTTCTTTATCCTGTGGCCGCAATGTCACTGTTTGTGGCTGACCTTCTAAAATATGACGCAGCCCTAGCCATCCGGCAATAAACAAAATGATAGCGGTGCAAAGTGCAGCCAGCGAATGCGTGAAATGCGACGAAAAAGGAAAAGTGTTTAAACTCATTGATTACCACCGACCACCAAAATCAACGCCGCAACTACTCCCCATATGGCCCATAGAATCATTGTGATCTCCGTACGACGATGAAAAATATACTTGCGATTGCCCCATACAAATAACAAACGGGCTGCGGCGCAATCCATGCGGCTGAAGTTAGGGCACCGGCGATCATCGCATAAAATGTAATCATTTCCCCGCCGCCTTGCGCCACAAAGCTAAATAGTGATTAAAATTACAAGAACTACGCAAAACAGCATCCGTTTTCAGATATTCTATTATATTCTCCGCCGCTTCCAGCCGAGCGAGGAGAGATTTCAGTTTGGAAGCTGCGATCCAGGGTCGTGCTAGATCATCGTCAATAGCATTCGCTTCTTCGTGGAAATGCTTCAAATCGTCATTGGTGAAGATCATTTCGTGTCTCCCGCCGTCAGGAGTATTTCAACACCTGAAACTATTTTAACTATAAAAGGCATATCATTGATATCGAAGCGTACGGCATACTCAAAAGTGTCGATCATTTTTCTACCCTCACTTTAATGTCTGTCATTTTCCTACCGCCTTGCGCCAGGTCTTCAAACGAAACTCTATGGCATCTGGAAAGCCGTTAATAAAGGCGTCGTTTAGCTTCTCGCTTTCTTCCAGACGGACGAGGATGGCAGGAATATCCATAAGTAGAGAAGTAACATATACGGATTTTAAATCTGTGTCATCAGGGTATTCCATAATTTCTTGTCTTCGATTTTTCAGTCGCTTCAAATCGTTATCTGTGAATTTCATGATTTTGGTCTTCCTGTATTGCTATAAGCAAAGCTTGCAATCGCTGAAGAATAGAATGCAGCTTCACTAACCGTTAGCGGCGGGTACTTCGCCCACGCCGATGCAGCTACTCGCCCTATAAACACAATTGACATTAAAGCCATGATCGTGTCACCTTTGACATCAGCCAAATCTTGAATATAAGCCCACGCTTGTTTTATTTTATCGCCCATTATACTCGTCCTTTCGCTATAGCAGCCTGGCAATATTGCTCGATGAATCTAATAGCTCGCTCTTTATATTTCTGTGCGCTACCTTTTTCTATATTTAGCATATCAGCAGCTTCCGCAAGAGATCGTCCTTCGCGCATAACAAGTAAATATACTTCACGCTGCCGTCCTTGCAGATGGTCTACCGCCTCACCGTAAATAAGTTGCGGTGTAGACGGGCTGCTGATCTTCATTTCGGGTAGCACATCTGGATTTGCCTGCGATATTTCTGTTGTTCCATCGCTATTCCGACTATCTGTAAATGATTGTCGCTCTTGCATCCACTCCCAGTAAGGAGAGCGTTCGCCGTGGAACGGTTTCCCATTTCTTTCTTTTATTTTCTGGCCCTTCGTGTGCTTTTTCATATGCCTATACCTCTTATCCGCTATACTGTCAAACGTATGACAGGTCTATAGACCTATAGAATTGTATGCTAATTTTCGCTATGTTCTGCGACAGCCGCTTTTCGTTCTAGTCTTTCAGCCTTGCGGCGTATCTTAGCCGCCTTCTTGTTTGCGAGAAATACGCTGAGCCGTGCGGTTTTTCTAGACATGCGTCGGGCCATTGTTTTACGTGTTGGATAAGATTGCATATTTATACCCTAGGCCACACATTTGTTTCGGCATAAGGATGGCCGGGAGGAACTAATCCATTATTCTGGAAACAATCGTCACATCCTTGATGCTGACAATACTTCCAATTACGCGTCAGCTTTTTAAACAATAACTTTCGCTTTTTTATATACTCTCTGTCGAGTTTTTCAATAGCTTTTTCTGTAGTCATTTTATTTCCCCTTTGGATTTATTTTAAATGGCCGATTAATGAGCCACACTTTTCGATGCCGAATACCTATTCGCTTTTCCTCCATCCTCGAATATACGAATACATCCACAGCATTATGTATACGAGGGTGCATAGTGTCAAAAATAATCCGATAGCCAATCCCAGGAATCCATAGAACATCACGATAATGCACTCTTCCACTAGCCAATAAGTCTTGCGATACAGCAACGCCAAGCTCGCTAACGTTTTCGCCAATACTTGTGACACATTCATGATTGTTCTTGCATTCGGGCCGAGTGTATTGAGGAGCCGCTTGATAGGCGGTTATGGTCATTGTGCCAAGTAATACGGCTTCGATAAACATATGTCCCCCTTTGCATCAATAATCACGCCAGCATTCGCGTCCACATTCTTCTGCACATATTTTAATCCGCACTTTTGTACCTGTAGCAAAACAAGGTGGACAAGGTACATATTCATAGTCGCTTAAATGCACAGCTTCCATGTATGCACTATCTGCGCTTCTTTCGTTGTCCCATTCTGTAATGTAAAATTCTATACAACATGCCGGAATACGTGAGTGTTGCCCAAACGCGATCTCACCTTCTCTAGTCATCTTCGTCTCCAATGACTTCTGTTTCATCTAGCGAATACTCATTACCCCAATCTTTTTCTCGCGCATACCAATGATCCGTTTGCGCTGCATCAATCAATGCGCTGTCTATTCGTAAGCCTGGACATGCCATAAATTCCTCTTCAGTGAACATAGATTCTAATCGAGCAAGTATAGCACTATCATCATTGAAACGATGCCCACGCAAAACATCATCCGCTAATTTTAGCATTATCCGCCTATGGCTTATCGCTACGTCGAACACATTTCGTGCTTTACTAGAAAACATTTCTCGATTCATGGCCCACCCACTTTTTAATTTATCCATTTTAAAAATACCTTATCTAAAACTTTTCCTGATAAAATGTCCAAACCGAACATCAGGATTTTTTTCCACATTACTGATTCCGCCGATGACTTCGCCGACAGTGTCGCCGCCAACCACGCCGCCCACGCCGCCGACTTCGCCGACTCCGCCGCCGACAATGCCGATTCCGCCGCCGACAATGCCGCCGAGCTTGCCGACAACGCCGCTGACCCCGCCGCTGACCTTGCTGACTCCGCCGCCGACAATGCCGTCGGCTCCGCCGACCATGCCGCCAACAATGCCGCCGAAAACGCCATTAATTTATTTTCTTCTGTAGGACTATTCACCCATTCTAATGCAGCTTTAATGGCTAAACGTGGTCGGCTATCGGTCGGAAATACTTTTTCGAAATATTCTATAGATTGTAATGAGGCAAAACAAGCGTATTGCACATTTTGTTTATGTGTCATTAAATGCGTTATTGTCCAGTTTGCCCAATCAAATCTCGTTTTTTTTATTAATTTTTTCACTACTAAATCAACACGCATTGTTTTTTGTGAAGCAAACCATAATTGACCGGCTTGACATGCGTTTTGTTGTTGTAGCCATTCTTTCGTTATTTTCATTTTATCCTCCATTCGTGTCACGATAGACTGGATAGGCCTCGCCACACGTCATACAACGATACCACGTTATGCCTTGATAATCTTCTATATATTCTACACGATGGCTATTCGCTATGCAGCTATCCATTCCATATCTCCTTAAGTAGAGTGTCTGCGCCTTCTTGCGTTATAAGCCCACTTGCAACGGCGCGAATTATCATTCGCTCTTGTCGACCAAGTTCTGCATCGAAAAGTTCCTGCTCGAAGTTACGTATAATGTCCATTATGTCCCCCCTTAGTCCTTATGCCCGCCCCCGCTACGCAGAGGCAGGCGAAAGACTATTGGCTAAGCCGTGACACCACAGCTTCTAAGGCTACAAGCTGCTTCGCTTGCTTATCTATAAGCTCTTCTTCCCATGACCGACCTAGTTTAAACACAATGCGTACACCGTATTGTAGATTACGCCCATCGCCGATTACATCTTCTCTATCATGTGTGCTAGGCGAATAAACATTATACGCCTGCACTTGTACTCTCTTACCATCATACAATCGTACAGCCGTATCAATACCAAACTTCGCCTCATTCATTCTAGGATCAATACGCGAAGGCCCTGCAACGCCTTGTACACCGTTTAACCCCGTTTTACCATCCGTACCATTAGTTCCGTTGATTCCGTTCGTTCCAGGCAATCCTTGGGGCCCTGTAGGGCCTTGTACGCCTGTGTCACCGCTGCACCCATTGCCATTTCCGTTGTCATTACCACAATTTGCATGTGCCAAGCCGTAGGACAAACTTACAGCCAGCAACGCAAATCCGACGACTTTAAGTATTTTATCTCTCATTGAATTATCTCCTTTTTTACAATCATTAAATCATCGGGGGCTACACCGTAACAACCTGCATTTACGCAAATAACAAGAGTGTCAATCAGTTTTTTGCCAGTTTGTGTATTATAAATCCCTGAATAACACGATACCTTTTTCACTTTATTGCCACAAAGTTCACAATATTTATCTTTTAAGCCGCCTTTATAGTAAAAATGGCTCATTGAATTATCGCTCCTTCTTTCTGATTAGATTCCCAATCGTGTACGATTTGGGTTTTGCTACGTCCACTTGTGTTCATTGGCTTAATCTTCGCCTGACACGTCTTTGCTAAAGTGTGAACGTGATACTCCGACCATCGCTCGAATCGTACATCACATCGCACACAAAGATTGTCAATCTGCTGCTTTGTCAACGTTTGGCTATAGAACATGTTATTTCCTCCCATAGGTGACTTTGTTATGGTGACCTGCTTTGACCGATGCGCCGAATGTGAATGCCACTGAAAGAAACATTAGAATCGCTATGTATTTCATATTATTTATTCTCCGTTTTAGTGGTGGCTTCGCCTACAATCTCATCATAATCATTCCAATCGACTAAGATTGTTCCGTGTATTTTACAGACGCCAGTAACGTTTTTGATTTCTTCTAATCCGTTAATCATGTACTCGATAGCCTTAACGAATCTCTTGCATTTGGAACAAACAATCATTGTTATTTCCCCTCCGCTTTGTCGAGGATTTGTCGATAGAATCTCTTTTTGTCGATTCTAGGAATATCCTCCACAATTTCTTTAAGGCACATCTCCAAGTCATTGAGGTAATCCGCAAAGCGGAAGTCAATTATTTCTTTTTTGCAATGATAGCATATGTTCATATTATTTACCCTCCGCTCTAGTGATAACTCTTTCTATATACTCACAAAACTCTTCCCCATCATGATTAAGACTTACACGCTTTTTTAACTCTACGGCAAGTTTTAATAAAGCCTCATGAGCATTCACAGCCTTAACGATGTAGGCGGCATTGGCTGAAGCAATTTCTCTTGATAAATCCAAACCGCCTAACGTTTCTTTTTCAAATAATTGACCAATAGCTCCTACTCCAGGAATTCCTATTGTTATGGCAACATTTGATAGAGCAGTCCACGGCATCGGCGTGTGCTGGCTATTCTTAGTTAGTTTATTCATAATTTAGTATACCCCCAAAATGCTATAAAGTCAATGGGTCAAACGGCCCATTTATACATCGTATGCCCAGCTATTATCTTCTTCGACGCCGCATTTCTTACAAGAATGGCGCATAAGCGATTGCTTGTAGATATTTATTTTATTAAATCTCTTGCGAATATCATTTGGTAAATACCACATATGTCCACCTGTTACTAAGCATTTTAACCATCGCCACATATTATTGTCTCCTTCTAAGGTCGCCAGCCATCCGCCCAGGCAACTAACAACATCACCCATCCTAACGGTCCTAACAACAGAAGCAATATGACGCTTGGCGCATCCATTGGCTTTCGTACTACAGTTATTTTGTTCATTTTAGTCTCCTGTTTATTTTACTGACAAAGGGTAACATTCTTCACATTGACTTTGATCATAGTCATGACAATCTAGACAAACATCATGGTGAAATTCATCGGTGCGTTTCAATATACCACATAAAAAGCATGTTCTACCCCATTCATCTTGTTCCACGTCTACCAATCTCCAAACGTGCACACTACGCCACATCCGCCACTCTTATGCTTTTCGCTGCTAAAATGTGCATCAATTGCTAGATTAGTGCGCCGTTCTTGTTCTCTTTTCCAGTCGCTCCACCCGGCTCTAGGAGCCGCACCGCCAGATAATTCAACGCAACGTAAGCACGATAGATCATAATGCTTAAAAACCCGTTCGCAATCCATTTTGTGCCGCGTCTTGCTCTCGAGTGTTTTATTCATACTATAGTCTATCATGAATCTATTTAAATTGCAACCCCTTATAAATTATTCATAGCGTGAAATAGACGAAATCATGCTACGATTTATCTTATTTAAGCGATTGCCGCTGTCATGCGTTTGACGATGTACGGGACAAAGGATAGAGAGGCTGACGCTTAACAGCGCAGCTTCTTATTTTTATGCTGCAAGCGAGCAAGTAGCTAAGCGAGTTAAGCGCCTCTCGTACGCTTGGACAAAAGAACGAACGCGGCTGGCGGGGTTGATGGTAGGAGCATACATTCGAAATATGCTTCTTCTCGTGCCCCTGCTGGCCGAGAAACCAAGGGTGCACCGATACTCTTCTTCATCCCAACGTTGATACCGTGGGACAAGTGTAACAGATCGGCTACTGTTTACGCATTGATTGTTATCCATCAAGATATAAGATTTCTCTGTAATCATTAGCCTACCGGGCGGTAGGGCAATAGAATCGCTTACAGACTGACATTAAACTACTACGTTGGTTGAATAAACGAATATAACACACTTTTAATCGAATAGGCGGCATATGGACGCGGAAATACAACCTACTCAACCCATCGCCTACGTTCCTCATACTCCCGGCAAACAGTTCGCTAAGAGCTCTGGTAGGCCGATAAATAGCGTTAATTTGTATAGCAAGCAACCCAGCAGCATTGCGACACGTCTTAAAGCCGCTGGCGTCGATTGGGTAGTTGATCTAGCGTTGGCCATCAAAGCGAACAATGAAACAAGAATTAACATGTGGCTGCGCTTGCTCCCGTATCTCATTGTAACGCAGAACCACAAGCGGATAAAGAAGTCAAAAGGTAAAGCAAGTAAGGCGGCACTTGAAGCATTAGCCGAATTGGAGGGGGAATAGGTGCAGCCACAAGACAATCATTGTTCCGCATGGCGTGCATGTAGCTATTGCCGATACTTCCATCATGTATCCGATATCGGCTGTCAAGACGTATCAGGGCGGCAAAGAGAAGCAGTCTATGTGTCAAGCTTGGGTAGTCCGATTACACCGAAGATTGTCACTTGGCTAGGTCTTGGAGTCGGGGCTACATGATACGTCGCTTCGCCGCATGGGTTACGAGCCTATTCGACACTACACCGATCTACTTCACAATAGCACGTCGCTACGTTGACGCTAATGGGCATTACGTAGGCGAACTGTACAAGTACGACATGTTTGCTGGTGTGGGGTCATATCACATGATAGGCATGTCGCTAGACAGCTTCCCGCTTGATCTAAAGGCTGTAGCGATGTACGAATCGTCTAACGTATTAGATTTAAAGCATGACTTCTTAGCACCGATGGGGAAGAACACACTGCGTGTGGGCGCTGTTGAGCCGAAAGACAATGAGCAGATGAGCCGAATGATGGGGAAGATGCCACGTAGGAACATTCGTGTGGCTATACAGAATCGCTTCGTTGAGCATGTGCTAAAGACACGCATATGACGGAGCTACGCGACGTGTTAGTGTGTCCATATGACGGCTCTACGCTTAGTCGCCAGTATGATTGGTGGCTTTGTGAGCGCGGAGACATACTATCGCCGTATGTTCTTGCATGTTGGATGAATGGCGAGCAGCCTAGAGCGTTCGATAGCAATGAGCCATTGAAACGAGTATGAGCGACGAACGAGTACGATCTAGCTTAAATACAGATCCGCAGCTATTGCTTGAAGGCGGACCAATGCTGCTACGTGACTTCAATCCTCGAGGTGTGCTTCGCTTCGCTGGCCGCAAATGCGTAACGTGTGGCAATGAGATAATGGAGCATTGGCTGCGGCCGTCGCCGGATCAAGAGATGCGCGGTGAGTATTGGTGCCAACGTGAAGGTGGTGGATACAGTTTAGGCTTAGAACAGTAGTGTAAACGCTATTATACCTTATCGGGAATAATGCGCATAATATTTAGCCTTAAACCCTGTCGGTATACCTGATCGGGAATATGATGTGGGGAGATATGACAATGAGCGAAGGACAACAAGTCGGTGCATCGAAAGCAGACGTAGAGAAGGTGCGTGATTTATTCGGACTAGCGCATGATCTTATCGCGCAGGCTGAGTTTCCAGGACACGTGAGCCCGAAAGTAGCTGAGGTGATGCAATTCCTCGCGTATCAGTATAATGATTTCAAGGGACGCGCCGAAGTGATAGCTAAGGCTGAGCTGAGCACGGTAGATGTAGAAGCAGCTAAAACAGCTACGGATGCGGCATTAGCTGGTTTCGTTGAGCACACACCTAAAGCCTAATGGACCTCACTGGTAATCATCCGAGATGTGAATGCCATGAATGCACACAGGTACGAGCAAAGGAATTGCTACAGACGCCTTTGCCCTCGGTGCCATACTATTCAGGGCCACCAGTACAACCATTACCGCTCTATTGGTGTGGTAGGAACTATCCGCATAATTGTGTTTGGTGTTAGATCGTGACCGATAGCATTATTTGTTATCATGGATGGCAGCACATCATAGGCGGTCCTTGGTTCTGCTGGAAATGTGGCGTTGATAGAATGTCGGTTGAACATGACCGATGCTGAGAAGGCCATTGAAGCCTCTTGGCAAGTAGGACGGCTATATGTGCATCTCAATCCGTCACAACGCAAGATATACGAAGCATTCAAGATAAGTACGGCAAGCAATTCGAAGTTCGTTGTCAATTGCAGCCGCAAGATCGGGAAGAGTGTCCTCGGCCTGTTCCTTAGCGCAGAGACGTGTATAGCTAATAAGAACGCTCTAGTAGCGTTTATTGCCCCCACAGTAGACGATGTTCAGGAGTATGTGAGGCAGCTCTATGACGTGGTGTTTGCTAGTTGTCCTGAGCATCTGCGTCCTAAATTACGGAAAACACAGATAGTATTTCCCAACGGCTCGAAGATACTATTTCGAGGAGTGGGGAAGGGCGTAGGTACGTCGTATAACAATCTACGTTCATTTGCGTTTGACCTTATCGTTCTAGACGAAGCAGGATTTAGTGCCAATCTAGACGAGATTGTAGATGGAGCGTTAGTTGCAACGCTTATACCGCGTAATGGCAATATACTTTTGTTGTCCACTCCCCCCGTCACGCCGGATCACGCATTTAAGAGCTATTGCGATCAAGCTGCAGTAGACGGGGCCTATATGAAGCTCACCATACGAGATAGCCATTACTCGTTGGAGCGGCAAGAGAAGTTCATTAAAGACCTCGGTGGTATCCTTTCCCACAAGGTACGCAGAGAGTTCTTCTGTGAGTTTGTCATTGATACAGACTTCCAGCTCTGCCCAGAATGGAATGTTGCCTATGAGAAGGAGTTGCCCAAAACGGACAACTTCAAGTTTTGGTTCAAGTATGCCGCGCTGGATCAAGGCTGGACTGATAACTCTGTTTGTGGGTTTGCTAGCGTAGAATGGGTTAAGGGAAAGTCTGTACTTGTGCTTCGAGACGAAGTATGTATGAAAAGCCCCGAACAAACCACCGATTTATTGGCTGAACGTATCATTGCCAAAGAAAAAGAAGTGTTTGCAGACGCGGAGATAAAGAAGCGAATTGCAGATAATAATACTCCTTCTCTTCTGCAAGACTTTAATTTGCGTCATCATCTATATTTTTCGCCTGTTGAGAGCAAGACCTATCTAGACGTGATGGTGTCTGATGTGCGTGAGCTTGTGAAAGAAGGCCGAGTAATTGTTAGTCCCCGATGTGTGCAGACGCTTGGATGCCTAAAGAATGGTGTCTGGACTAAAACGAAGGGCGGCGCACGAGGTAAAGAGTTCTCGCGCTCCAAGACATTCGGACATTACGATGGCTTTGCCATGTTAATGTACCTCATTCGGTCAGTTGATATGCGTACGAATCCTTTGCCGCCTTCTTTTAGGGCTGATGAGGAAAACACGTTTATACCGAAGAAGCTGCTAGAAGGCGATGCAGCGCAGACCGGAGAGATTGTATCGGCTGGCCTAGACGCAGCAATGAACCAAGAATTTAGTTTTAAGGATCACAATGAATCTTATGATTAGCGGAGATAAATAATGGCCTCTGGTAGCATGCAACGAACATTTGGCGGACAGCCAGAGCAATATTTTGCTACTCTTCCCATCGAAGATTTACTTGCGGAATGCGAGCGACGCGTTGAGGATTACCAGGATTATGTTCTAAGAACTGGTAAACTCACCACATGGCGCACAAACTGGGAAATGTGGATGCGTTCCGAGATGAAGATTGGGATTCGTTTTGGCGGCGATAGAGGACAGTATAAACTCATCGAGTCTAATATCTATCGTTCTATCGTTACTGGCCTTGTAAGTGTTATTGCCAATCAGCGCCCGTCATTTCAACCAGAGGCGATAAACTCTGACTACAAGAGCCTATCACAAGACCTCGTTTTTGATGCCGTAAGCAATTACTATCTCAAAGTAAAACGAATGGAAGATGCCTATAAGACTGGCCTAACCTATGGGCTTATTACTGGCGAAGGCTGGCTTTACGAGAAGTGGAATTCTGATATTGGCGAAATAACGGACGTCACTACCAATCCAGAAGGAATGCAGACACCGACAAAAGAAGGGGACGTACAATTTTCGGTTGTTGGCCCAATGGATGTTATTCGTGATTACACTCGTATGGATGTGGATAACGATTGGTATATTGTCCGAGAATATCTGAATAAATGGGATTTAATAGCTCAACGGCCAGATCTGGAAGATGAACTAAAGGGCTACACCATGCCCACTACTATTCAGCGCTTTCGTTTTGGGCATATTGTAGATGCACAAACATCTAATGTTGATATTATTCCGGTCTATTCGCTGATTCATCGAAAGACGCAGGCATGTCCCAAAGGGCGTTTGACCCAATACATTGATAGTGATACTTGGATTCTTGATACAGATTTACCGTATGATGAAATTCCGCTCTATCCCTGTATGCCTGACGTTATGCCATTTAATAATTTTGGTTGTACAGTAATGACTTCGCTCTGTAAGCTGCAATATGCTTACGATAAAACATTGAGCTTAATCGTTACAAATCAGCAAGCTTTTGCCCTTCAAAACATTGTGGTTGATGAGTCTACGCAGACCAAACCCGAACAAGTAATCGAGGGGCTTAATTTTATCCGTACGAACATGAAGCAGGGAATACCAATCGGTTTGGAGCTATGCAAAACTCCTGCCGAAGTATTTAACTATCTTACAGTGCTTGAGCAACAGATGGAAAAGCTTTCTGGTCTTCCCTCCATTTTGCGCGGCCAACCGCCTACAGGGGTAGAGTCTGGTACTGCGATGGCTTTCCTACAGGCTCAAGCACTTGTATTTAATAGTCCTATTCAGCAAGCATATATTTCTTTCTTAGAACGAAGTGCAACAGGCCTCTTCAATATTCTAAAGAGCTTTGCAAATACGAAACGTATGATTGCAATTGCTGGGCAAAGTAAGAAGCCTTATATGGGTGAGTTCTCTGGCCAAGACCTTTCTAATATCGCCCGCGTTATATGTTCTGCTGGCAATCCTGCTACACGTTCCGAAGCTGGCAAGCTTCAGATTGCACAAGATTTAATGGCGAAAGGAGTGGTGACAAATCAGGAGTATTTTCAAGTACTAGAAACAGGGCAACTTGATTCAATGATCGAAGGCCCCGAAGCCGAGAATATGTTGATTGTTGAAGAGAATGAGAAGCTTCGCAGAGGCGAACCCGTAATAGCAAGCCCATTCGATAATGCTATATTGCATATAAAACAACACGCCACTATTTTGATGGACCCTACTTTACGGCAAACTCAAAATAATCCTATTATGGCCGGAACATTTACTCATATTTTGAATCATGCTAGAGTTATTATTCCTGATGTAACAGGTTTAGATGATCCACGATTGCTTGCTATTCTAGGTAATAATGTGGCACCCCCGCAGCAACAGCCGACGCCTGGTCCGGTGGCAAATCCTATGCCTGATGGTGGTTCTGCTGCTGTAGCTAATTCTACGCCGCCATTAAATGCCGCTCATGGCGCACCATGGGAACCTCACGCCCCAATTTTGCCGCACCAGACGTCGCCGATGGTAGGGAATGCCGCCGCTAGTTTAAATGGCGTAATGACCCCCACGATGCCAAAATAACCCAGGAGTTATAAAAATGTCCTATCTACTTGACAATCGAGATATCCTACCTCTCGCAAATTCAGCTATTGCCGTATCAAAAGTGTATCCTGTGGGCGGCGCAGATACGATTAGCTATCAGTTAAACTATTCAGATGCTACACCAGGCGTTAAAACGTTTGTGGCGGCAAATGTGAATACGGCTGGTGATTATGTTACTATTACAGCGCATGGGTATAGCACTGGTACAAAAGTAGCTCTTAGCGGTACAAATCTTCCAGCCGGTCTTTCTGCAACGACTTATTGGATGGTGGCACTTACAGTTAATCGACTTCAGTTTGCTACTTCTTTGGCTAATGCTAGTGCTACTCCGCCAGTCGTAGTGGATATTACCTCACAGGGAACTACAGCGGATGCCACTCTTACTCCTGCTCTTCTTGCAACGACTGGACAAGTTGTAAAGCTTCAGCAATCGAATGATGGTGTTACGTATTTTGATGTATCGGGTCTAACTGTCACGATTACGGCAGCGGGTAATACTTTATGGTTGATAACTTCGCCGCCTACTGTATTCCATCAAATCGTTGTTACACCGACCACTGGAACCATTAATCTTGATGTAATTGTAGCATCTAAAGCTATAGTCAATCAGTAAATATAAAATGGGGATATCAGTTGCCACAACTGAAGATTATACAAAATTCATCGCTCAATTTATTGAAGCTGAATTAATTGTAGAAGGCGTTAAAGAAGAACACGCCGAACGCATAAGTAAAAAGGTCGCTAAGGCTATTATTCTTATGTCCGCCCAAGATCGTCATGGGCGATAATAGTCAACCATCTAATCAGATTGTATACGGCGTCGATATCTACGGCGCTAGTCATGCTCTTTTAACTGATCCAGATGGAAATTTTAAAGTCAGTGTATGGAATGCAGGTTTAACCGATTTACAGCTTAGAGCCACACCTATATCTGTAACGGCTGTTCAATCTGGCACATGGACAGTTAATCTAGCTACAAATCCAACAATAGAGATTGGTACTGTCGATCAAGGAAAAGCTGGGACGGAGCCATGGCCTGTAGTCGTTTCTAATGCTTCTGCAACACAAACTTTTAGTCGTATATTGTCTGAACAGCTTAATGATAACGAAGAAGCACGAATAGACTTGCCCCAAACTTTTGACAGAACGTTTTCCTATGTAGGAGTTGCTTTAGCCGGGAGTTCCACATCAAGTTCTGTGTGGGCTATTGTGCGTGAAAGCTGGATCAATAATAGAAAAACAAGGGTACAATTTCAAAATTTGATAAGTTGGGACAATAGAGCTTTAGACTGGAATTAAGGAGAAATAATAATGTCTTTATTCACAAGTGATATAGTTGTAGATAATGAAGTATTAGTAGACGGTTCAGCGCATACGCAACCTGTTTCAGGTACATTTTTTCAAGCTACGCAGCCAGTATCAGGTACTTTCTTTCAGGCTACGCAACCAATAAGCGGTACAGTAACCGCTAATGCTGGAACGGGTACGATGCTAGTAGATGGTTCAGCGCATACTCAACCTATTAGTGGTACAGTAACTACTACACCGAGTGTATCGAGCACCTCAACTGTTACTCAGGTTACTTCAACTGGCAGCAATCAAACTTTGTTAGCGACAAATGCAAGTCGAAAAAGAGCCATTATATTTTTTGAAAGCGGTATCTGGCATGTTAAATTCGGAACAACTGCTTCAGCTTCTAGTAAAACTTATATGGTAACTGCTGCTAATACCACGATAGAAATTCCTACGTGGATAGGTCAAATCGACGCTTTATGTACCACGTCTGGAAAACTAGCAGATGTCACAGAAATGGTGTAAATGAGTATAGAAAGTGAAGGACCGTCAGGACTACTAGTATATAAAAATATTAGTGTTCTTAACGCCGGGTCAGCAGTAAAGAACACACCGGGTGCTATATATGGCATGTTATTGCAGAGTGTGGCTAATGCAGCTCGCTATATCAAGTTTTATGATAAAGCTACCGCACCTGTTGTTGGTACCGATGTTCCTAAAATGACTATTTTGTTGAATGGTGGCAATGCCCCAATTCAAATGGAAACATCAAACGGTATTACATTTTTAAACGGGATAGGTATCGGTGCAACAACAGGCGTTGCAGATAATAATACCGGAGCCCCCGCTGCAAACGAAGTAATTGTAACGATATTTTATCAATAGGAGAACACCTAAATGAGTTCAGCGACACCAGCACCCTTCAATGTAGTTTATGATACAGACAATGGCTTGCGTTATGAATTTGCAACTGGATATATTACTATTCCGGCTATTGCGAATGCTATAGATGCTTTGACGGGTGATGTTTCGGCAACAGGTCCAGGCACGGCTACTGCGACTATTTCTGCCGCTACCGTTACAGGTAAGCTTTTGACGGGATATGTATCGGGCGCTGGAACTGTAGCCGCCACCGATACTATTCTTCAAGGTATCAATAAATTAAATGGCAATGCCGCCGCCATCTCTACTGTGGCTAATGCGGCTTTACCTTCCGCCTCTTTTACAGATGCGGCGGTAACGAGCAAGCTTCTTACTGGTTATGTGTCTGGTTCTGGAACGGTAGCATCTACGGATACTATCTTACAGGGAATTAATAAGCTTAATGGAAATGATGCCCTTCGCCTGCTTTTGGCAGGGGGAACGACAACGGGAACAGTTGTATTTCAAAAGGCACCTTCTTTGGCGGCTACATCAATTACGGGTACAGGAACTATTACGGCGGATGCTACGCTAGGTCCGACATTTTTTACAACGGTTACGGGGGCTCTTACACTTAATGGTCCTACTGGCGGCGTGGACGGTCAAAAAGTTACATTCCGTATTTTAAATGATGCTTCGCATTCTGTGACTCTAGCTTCTGGCTCTGGAAACTTTAGGTTTGGTACGGACATTACTTCATATACCAATTCCGTTTCTTTGACAGATTATATAGGAGCTATCTGGAATAATGGCGCGTCCCGTTGGGATGTGGTATCCGTCATTCAAGGTTTCTAATGTGGCGAGTACTTGGAATTTTACCGGCTCACTTCACACACCAAGAGCCGCCTACGCAGGATGTTTATTAAATAGTGGCAAGATACTCATTGCTTGCGGCGAAATTGATGATCCTGGTACGCCGACTAATACGTGCGAATTGTATGATCCAAATACGGGGACGTGGAGTTTTACAGGAAGTGCAAGTGTAGCTCGGTCGTTTCATACTTGTGTTAAGTTACACGATGGTACAGTACTTATGGTGGGGGGTGTTACTACATTCTCTTCTGGAACCTGCACAGCAACGTGTGAAATTTATGATCCTGTAGCTGAAACATGGAGTACGACGGGTAGTCTGCCTGCTGCCACAGCCGTTAATGCGCTGTATCTTCTTGCAAACGGAAAAGTACTTCAGGCGGGGGGAACCGTTAGCGGAACCTCGTTTAATACGGTAGCGAACACCTGTGCTCTTTTTGATCCAAACACGGGCTTATGGACAGCAACCGGAGCTTTAAACGTAGCGAGACAAAACGCCGGATTTGTTTTGCTTCAGGATGGTACACCATTAATTATATCTGGTCGTAAGAATGGTGGTGGGGAAACTAATACCGCTGAGAAATACAGTGTAGGCGGCGGAACGTGGAGTGCTACTGCCGGAGTTCCGGTGTTTGGTGTTGAGTTTGATGGCGGGAATACTTGCATTACTCTTCCGTCTGGTAAAGTGCTTTCGGCAGGCGGTGTTAACAACGTTCATGCCGCCAGAGAACTTTGTCAACTGTATGATCCAAATACCGATAGTTTTGCTTCAACTGGTAGTTTAAGCACCGGCACTGGTGAAGCATGTATATACAATTTAAATGACGGTACAGTATTATATGCAGGTGGTCAAATCGGTGTCAGCCCCGAAAACTCCATCACCACGACTGAACTATATAATCCCAATACTGAACTGTGGACAGTTGTTAATAGTTTAAATGCGGCACGAGGCACCGGCCCTTTAAATGGTGGCATTCAATTAGCGAATGGCACTCCATTGTGGGCGGGTGGGGCAGATAATGTCGGAACAATTTATACATCAACAGAATTGTATCAAACAGGAGCACCGCCTTCTATGGCAATAACACAAGTTCAAGCAGTAGATAAAGGCACACTAAGTAGCGCCAGCCCTACGATTACTATTTCCGCAACTTCCGCAGGAAACTTAATTGTAGCGCAAATATCAAATGTGGGTACACGTACTGTTTCGAGCGTTACTGACAATGTCTCGAATATGTATGTTTTTGCGACGGGCTCACATCAAATTACTACAAATCACGTTATTGATACTTGGTATTGTCAAAATTGTTCCGCAGGTGCAACAACGGTAACGGTGAACTTTAGCGGGTCTTGTAATTCAATAGTGTCGGTTGAAGAGTACTCTGGCGTTAAAACTTCAGGAGCGTTAGATACAGCGAACGCTCTAGATACGGCGGCAGGCTCTACAGTAGGACCCTCTCTTACACCTAGCGCCACCGGTGAATTGCTTACGAGTGCTGCCCTCACGGATGACTTCTTTTTAACAGGCGTTAATTCGCCATGGACCGCCTCAGATCATGAATCATCGGTAGACGGCTTTGCGGCGGGGTATTATGTTAATGCCCCTTTAAGCGCACAACAGTGCCCATTTACGCCGACAACTTCCGGGGCTTCTGTTGCTACAGGTGCAGTATTCTTTCCTGCCGCTACCGGAGCTTCCGCTAAAAAGAAAGCTTCGACTAATCTTGTTTTTTAAAAATGAAAATTCCAAAGGAGATGGGGATATGAAACTAGAAGAAAAAGAAAAGGCGACTGAAGTTGTTTCTTTGGCATTTAGAGTGGTGCCTGGTCAAGATGGATTATATGCCGCTCAGATGCTTTTGATGGTAGGAGATGTGGTGGTGGAAAAGCGGACAGGAGTTTACACGACTCTTGGTCATGCTATTGCTGCGGCAGATGAGGCGATGGATGGTTGGGCGTTCTCCGAAATTGAAATCACGCCTGACGCTTATTTTAAGGCGATCATCATATGAAGCAAAACATTCCGTTATATTTCCTTACGGTAGCTCTTCTAGCGGCAGCGGTTTGGCTTCATTCTCCGATGATTGCTATTTCAATTGTTATGCTTTGGGGAGTACGTGCTGCTGAAGATGTGCTTACACGGAAAAATAGAGATATAGATATAGCCGACATTCAAGCTACGTTAGCCTCGCATAAAGCAAAAATGGAAATGCTAACGAAAGATATTAATAATGTTTCTGAACGCGCCAGAACGATTCTTGGCGAAAACTTCTAAGGGGAAATAATATGAATGAACCTACAGCCGCCGCACCTGCTACTACAGCAAATACTGTAAAATCTGACGCCGCTCCCGCCGTCTCGTCTAAAACTGAAGGGGCTACGGCCCCAGTTACCAAGGTAGATGATAATGGAGTAGCTGCCGAACAGCCGAAGAAAATCTGGAAACTTAACGTTAATGGCAAAGAAGTGGAGTACGATGCTTCTGATGAAAGTAAGCTAAAGAATGATATTCAAAAAGTCTTTGGTATTGAAGAAAAAGCTCGTACGACCGCTGAAAAGGTAGAAAATGCCGATAAACTTGTTACTCTTCTGACTACAGACTATAAAGGATTCGTCAAACAATGCAAAACTTCTGGCATTGACCCGCAGAAGCTTGCTACCGATATTTTGTATGAACAGATTCGTCTTAATAGTCTATCACCAGAACAGCGTGAACTAGAAGAATACAAAGAACGAGAAGCCGAGGCTGCTGCTAAAGCTAAAGCCACTGAAGAAGCCGCGAAAGTGGCTGAGACTACTAAAAAGACGCAAGATTGGGCCCAGAAGTTCGAAAAAGATTGTCAAGAGGCTCTAGCGGCTAATAAACTACCGAAAACTCGTCTTAGTTTGGCTCTTATTGCTCAATATGTTGATGCTGGCCTTAAAGACGATAAAGAATATTCGGTAAGTGACGTTCTTCCGTACGTGGCGCGAGATCTAAAAGAAATTCATGTCTCTACGATGGGGAAATTAGAGGGCGATGAGCTTTTAGACTATGTGGGCGAGGCTATTTCAAATAAGATTGCAAAAGCTCGTGTAGAACGCTATAAGAAATCTCAAGCAGTTACAGAACCGGCTAAAAAACCAGCTACGAACTCTACCCCCAGTGATAAAGTCGACCTTTCTAAGCTTAAAGGTAAGGCGTATTGGGCGGCTATGCGGAAAATGAAATCAGAAGCTGGTGTTGGTATGTTCCCAGGCCGAGAATAAACCGTTTCGCGGGCGGCGGGTTAGTATCCAGTTAGCCTCATAAGCTGATTAAATGTGGTGCGATTCCACAGCTTCGCAACCATGTAAGACGGGATAGATGGAGCGTCTATAAATAAACTACCATTTCAGATTGGTCAACTGAACAGCGCAAGCTGCATACCAGTAACTCAACAACGAGAGAGGCGTCTTTTTAGACGAGGTTGTTCGTGCAAGTCGAACCTGGGACCGAGCTCTTAGGTATTTATCTACCTGTCTCATAGTTTTACGCGTCGGTTCTATATAAAAACGGGCGCACCGATTTATCTGCATTCCTCAGTCATGCGAGGAACCAGATTAAGTATAGCATGACAAGAATGGCAACTATACGGCTATCCCGAATAGTTGGATGCGGACGTTAATACCTATCCTTACTCCAACCTAGTACGTCTCTCGCTTAGTTGACAATCATGTAGCAAAGGAAATAACCATGTCTGATGTAGATTTGTCAGCCCTTAACGGTGACTTCAAACAAGCCTATCAGGATAAGATTAAAGATCTCGTCCCGAATTATGCTTATGTTTTGAAAAACACCACAGTAGAAAAAGGAATGAAACAGCTCGGAGACAAGTTCAATGCTCCGGTCAAAGTTCAATCCGGCCAAGGCTATACGTATAATACGGATGGTTCGGCGTTCGCTTTGAATTCTGCCATCGCGCTTCAGATGGAAAACGCGCTTGTTCCGGCGTTCAGCTTGATCCGCAGGGATAACATTTCTTATACGGCTATCTCACGGTCGGCTGGAAAGAATAGTTTCGGCAAAGCTGTTGATATTACCTTGAACGATATGACTGAGGGCGCGGGATTCCGCCTCGAATGTACGTATCTTCATGGTCAGCAGGGTCTTGGTGTGACATCTGACGTTGATGTTGTGTCTGTGACTCGTAGCACTGTTACCATTACCGCCGCTACTTGGGCTACTGGTATTTGGGCTTCTTCATTAGGAGCGCAGGTTCAGTTCTTCGTGGTATCGAGCGGTGCGCTGGTTTCTAGCGCTGCTGATTCAGTGTTCCAGGTTGTTGGAGTTGATTTCACGAACTTCACGATTGATGTGACTGGTACTACGACTGGTACTACGGCCCTTCAGGCTGAAGATGCTACGGCGTTGAATGTTTATTTCAATGGTGCGGCTACAAACTCAAGCACCACTTGGATTGAAGGCGTTGGACTCATGAAAATTGCTTCGAACACTGGTTCTCTATTCAGCGTTGATGCGGCTACTTTCCCTCTTTGGGCGGGTAATACGTATGACTCTGGATCGGCTCCGTTGTCTTTCGGCAAACTTCAGAAAGCTATCACGCTTCCGGGCGATAAAGGCTTAATGGGCGAGGATTGCACGGTTCTAGTGCCCCTTACCACATTCAGCGATCTATTGACCGAACAAGCGGCGGCGAGACGGTATGGTGATGTGAAAGGAAAGAAATTCGACAATGGCGCTGATGCCCTCGAATTCTACTCTCCTTCCGGCACGATGACCATTGTTCCTCATCCTCTTATTAAGAGAGGCCAGGCTTTGATCTATCCGACGGATGCCATCACTCGTATTGGTTCCAGCGAGCTTACATTCCAGCTTCCTGGCACTTCGACGGACAGCTATCTCCAGGTTCCTTTGGGAGACTTTGCTGGCTATCAGGTGAGACTATGGGCGGATAATACCGTGTTCTGCGAGACTCCTTCGCATATGTGCTACATCACGGGCATTGTTCCTCGCGCTTAAGCAGTAGAAATCCTAATCTCTTGCCTCTCGTATCCCCACGGGGGGCAAGAATGTTAGGACACATAATCTAAAAACCAGGAGAACATACATCATGTCCACGCTCATTATCACGATTGTCACCCCCGATACGGTTAATATGGTGACAGACCAGTTGCAAGGTGTTGGAACAATATCAAACGATTCTGCCGCTATTGATCGTATATCACGATATGTAGACGGAGTAGCGTCAGGTGCATTTGGTCAAACATCTGTCACGACTTCTATCTCATAATTTTAGGAGATAAACAAAATGGATAATATGGACGAAAAGCATAAAATGATCCAGATGCTTCTTGGTATGCTAAAAAGCTCTGCATCAAAAGAAGTATCTGACGGAATGAAGCCGCCAGCGGATGCCAAAGGCTTATCAGTCGAGAAAGTAAGTGTTATTCCTCATAAGATGGCTGACGGTGGAATGCCAGCGGCGTCGGATGAACCAGGTGAATTGCACAGTATGCCCGAGCAATCTGCTGATGGCTCGGCGGATGCAGAAGCAGTCGCCAATCTTCCAGGCTCAATAGAGGACGAAGGAAAAGAGAAAGATGAGATGCAGGCTCTTCATAATGAAAATATTATGGATGAAGACGAAGACAATAATCAGTCTGCTTTTCAAGCGTTTTTGCCACGAAAGAAGAAAAAATAATTCATAGCATGTGACTAAAAAGCCCTAGCCGATGAGTGGCTAGGCATAGCTTTAAAGGAGTTAATTTGGCTGATCTTGTTGTATTCAATGGGGCAACGTTCATAATTCCTGTCGTAGATGACGAGAATTGGGGACAAAATGTAACGGACTTCCTTGTTGCTATTCCGGCTGGATGTCTCCAAAAGACCGGAGGTGCATTCACACTTACAGCGGATGCGAATTTTGGTGCCACCTATGGCTTGGTGTCGGCCTACTTTAAGTCGCGATCTTCTAATAGCGCATCTGCTGGCGTAGTACGTTTGGCTAATACTGATTTAGTCGAATGGCGGAATTTTGCTAATGCTAGCAACAATACGCTTGGCGTTAATTCGTCAGATCAACTTATCTATAATGGCTCGCCGCTGGAATTTAACATTCTTACTAGTGGCCATATTTTTGTTGGGAATGCTTCAAATATAGCCACCGATACGGCAATGACCGGAGATATCGGAATCACGAATGCTGGTGTTACAGCCATTCAATCAGGCGTAATAGTTAATGCATATATTAATGCTTCCGCCGCGATTGCCTATTCCAAACTAAATCTTGCGGGACAGATTGTAAATAATGATATCGGCTCTAGTGCCTCTATCGTCTATTCCAAACTATCCCTATCAAATTCAATTTTAAATGCAGATATTAATGCCTCTGCCGCAATTGCGTTATCAAAGCTCGCCACTTCCGGGGAAATAACTGTTACGGATGTTAAATCCGCTTCCGCGTCACCGGCGACTACTGGCGTACTTCGTTTAGCGGCGACGGACGCCATAGCCTTTGGTACGAGTAATTATCCCTTAACAACCGATGGGTCTGGTAATCTTACGTGGCGAGGAGATGTTATTGCTACGGGTACCGGCGATGTCAATTCTATTACCGGCACGGCCAATCAAATTATCGCCAGTTCCGCTACCGGGGATGTTACATTATCCACGCCTCAGAATATTGGAACAGGATCGACTCCGACATTTGCTGGAATGTATTTAACTGCTTCTGTTACGCAATTAGTTCTTGGAACAGGAAATCAGATAGGTATTTCAGCAACCGCGCCAGCGGCGTCGCGTACTTATACTTTCCCTGATGCTGGCGCAAATGCCAATATTCTTATGGATAAAGGCAACTACACTTTAACTGGAACGTGGACGAATGCCACACTAGTTACTCCGGCACTCGGAACACCAACAGCCGGAATTTTAAGCAGTTGTACGGGTTTGCCGCTTACCACGGGGGTTACGGGTACCTTGCCAGTTGGGAATGGTGGAACGGGGCAAACGAGTTATACGGATGGACAGTTGCTTATTGGGCGAACAGATACGGGGCTATTGTCTAAGGCAACACTTACAGGGACGGCTAATCAAGTCGTTGTCACAAATGGAACGGCCACCATTACCCTTTCTACCCCCCAAAGCATTGGGACGGGCTCCAGCCCCACATTTGCAGGATTGACGCTATCCAGTCCCCTTACTGTGCCAAACGGCGGTACTGGCTTATCATCTCTTGCTCAAGGGGATATTGTCTATGCTTCCGCTTCCAACACTTTTTCTGCTTTGGCTAAATCCGCTTCTGCAACGCGCTATCTGGCAAATACAGGAACTTCTAATAATCCAGCTTGGGCGCAAGTGGACCTATCGAATGGCGTAACGGGAAATCTTCCGGTAGCGAATCTCAATAGCGGTACATCTGCAAGTTCAAGTACGTTTTGGCGGGGCGACGCGACGTGGGCTGCACCGAGCGGCTCAGGAACAGTTAACAGCGGAACTGCCAATCAATTAGCCTACTATGCCACATCAACGAATGCCGTCAGCGGACAAGCGAATGCTACTGTCAATGCTGCTGGATATGTTATCGGTTCTATTGTTCAGGTTGTTACAGCTTCAACAACTACTGATACTTCAGTAACGTCCAGTACTTTTACCGTTACTGGTGTTACTTTGAGTATTACACCCAAAGCGACTACGCATAAAATTTTCGTAACAGCTTCCGGTGCTTTCGCAATGAATGCTTCAGGCGTCAATGGTTTTGCAACTATTTCTCGCGGCGGTAGCAGCTTACTCGGCGGTGCTGGTGGCGCAATGGTGCGCGTTTCTGTATCTGGCCTTAGTTTGGACATCACTCCGCTTACACTTCAGGTATTTGACAATCCGGCCTCTACTTCTGCTCAAACTTATGCTGTTTATATCCGTAATTCTGATAATACTACGACGGTTTCCTTCCCTGCCGGTGCGGGTTCAGGCGTGACCGGCTATATAACCGCCCAGGAGGTCGCTTTCTAGTGGCTATTTCTTCTAAAAAGTGCTGTAGTCGGTGTCTTCTTTATCTACCGTTGTCGGATTTTAATAAAAATAGCGTGACTCGCGGTGGTTTTCGACCTGAATGTCGTGATTGCAGAAATAGAGATGAGCGTCCTTGGCGACTGGCTCATAAAAAAGAAATCGCATTGGCGATGCGAAAAACTAAACTTAAATGGACGTTTGGTTTAACACTCGAAGCCTATGAAAAAATGTATAAAGAGCAAAAAGGCTGTTGTGCAATCTGCGGGAGAAATAGGAGCGAATTTAAAATAGCTTTAAGTGTGGATCATGACCATAAAACTAAAAAAATACGCGGTTTACTTTGCCATGACTGTAATACGGGTCTGGGCAAATTTAAAGACTCCATTTTTACGCTAAATCTTGCGTGTGATTATTTAATCGGAGGTAGAATTCCATCGCTATCCCACTGACAATTAACGGCGCGGTGTTTGAGTACCCCCAAAATTTTGACGAAGAATGGGGCGTAAATGCGACTGGCTGGGCGCAAGCTGTTACAGCCGGTGCATTATATCTTTCTGGCGGTAATTTTCCCCTAACTAATCAAGTAGATTTTGGTACGTCTTTTGGCATTAAAGTTAAGTCTATCCTAACAGAAACCGCAAGCCCATCAACTAGCGGTTACATTCAACTTGCTAAAACTGACACAATCGGCTGGCGTAATAATGCTGGCGGCGGCAATCTTCTTTTGGCTGTAAATGGTAGCGATATGCTTACCTTTAATGGGTCGGCACTTGGTCTGACGTCGCTATCAAATAATCATATATACGTGGGCAATGGATCAAATGTCCCTACAGATGTAGCAATGTCAGGTGATGCTACTATAGTGGCTTCTGGTGCGCTTACAATCGCAAATGGGGCTATAAATAACGTAAAAGTGGCTTCCGGTGCGGCTATAGCCGTAAATAAACTCGCCAGTTTAACCGCAAATCGTGCAATACTGTCGGATTCCAGCGGTTTCTTACTTGTTTCGGCTGTTACAACAACAGAATTAGGTTATGTAAGCGGCGTAACATCTTCGATTCAGACACAATTAAACGCTATTGCTGCTACTACTGTTCCTTCCGGCGCAATGCTTGATTTTGCAGGCACCGCTGCTCCTTCTGGTTGGCTCTTGTGCGATGGTTCGAGTTATGCGACAGCTATTTACCCCGCTCTTTTCGCTGCCATTGGCTACGGATGGGGCGGTTCGGGTGCAAATTTTAACGTCCCCAGCATGACTCGGCGCATCGGAATGGGTTCAGGTGGAAGTGGAACGGCTACGATAGGCAATACTGTTGGTAATACTGGCGGAGCTGAAACTCATACTTTAACACAAGCCGAACTTTCAACAGCTTTAGGTACTGCTTCAAGTAGCGTTACTGATCCCCAGCATTCTCATCAAGTACTAGGCGTAAATACAACGGGCGGGGCTGTAGCCGTTGCATTAAACGATACAAACTCTCGATCTGTCTCGGGATTTAGCGCCGGAACCGGAGCCTATGAAATCAATAGTCCTCCGCTAGGTATTCCTTTTATTAATCCATCTCCTACTGGTATCACTGTAAATACAACAATTACTAATGCAAGCGGAGGAAATGCTCATAGCATTATTCAACCCGCCGCTATCGTTTTGAAGATCATAAAAATTTAATCCGAGGAAACAATGGCAAACCCTTACATCACTGACACTCTTATACCAACACTTCGGCTATTGCCACTTATGCCGTCTGTACAAAATCTTTTCACAGATGCAAACCTTCTTACAATTATGACATTTGAAATGTCAAGCAAGATTACACCGCTTATAGATAATCAAGCCGAGGAGTATTTTGTACATATTGACGATATTCCTTATATAAGCGGAGCAACGACCTTTCAAATTCCAAGCCGCGCTGTTGCTGGTAAATTACGATCTGTTACGTTTGTTGACGCAAATAACAATGAAGTACGAATCCCTCGCTTACGTTTAGAAGATACGATGTCGAATGCAAATGCTACGGGTCTTACAATAAATCCCGCACTGTGGGGATTCTACATCCGCAACGATAAGATTGTTCTTTATCTCGGCAGCACTACTGGCGGTACTAGCGGTTTTGTATTTTTACGCCTACGTTATATTCGACAGCCTAATACTCTTGTACTTTCAACCGCCTGCGGTGAAGTAACCAATATCACCGGAAATGTTGTAACTGTAGACGCAATACCTAGTACATTTACCATTAGCGAAACTTATGATTTGATTTCTAATTCACCTGTTATGTTTGATAGTTTGTTAGACGATGCAACAATAACAGCTATTAATACAGGGTTGAACACGATTACTTTTACTAATGGAACTGTCCCGTCAGGACTACAAATAGGTGATTGGGTGTGCCTAGCGGGTCAGAGTCCAATTCCGCAAATTCCGTATAATCCTGGCTTCCAGCTTCTTTTACAATTATCTGCGGCGAAATGTCTTGAAATTCATGGAGATGTCCAGGGCTTTAATGTTGCAATGTCACAAGCCGCTGATATGAAAACTTACTTCATTTCTGTACTTACCCCGCGTGTTGATGCTAATGTTATTCGCCTTACTACGCCGGGAAGTTTGTACGGCTGGGACTAAGACATGACTTTAGCTTCAGACCCACAAGAAATTCAACTAGACTGTAAAGGGCTCTTTACGATGCCCAATGCACTGTCTAAGGTGCCGAAGGGTAGCCTTTTGGTCGCGGAAAATGTTGTTGTAGACTATAACGGCCTTCTTTCGGTTCGGCGTGGCATAAAACAGTTTGGTAGCGCACTTTCTGGTACTAATTTTGAAGTGTTTAAAACCTTTTTCTATAAAGATTCAAAGCTTGTTTGGTATGGAAATGCCTCGCTCGCAGATGCCAATCCCGCTCGTAATAATTTTGCCTATGATACTGATGGCGCAGGGACATGGAGCCAAACCAGTACAAATGTTCCCTCTCCAGCTTATGCGCTAACAAACACTTATCGTTCGGCGCAAAGTAACAATAATATCTATTTCACTACAAATGCTGGTATATGGAAAACTGACGATCCCGCAAATGCTCTTTACGCGGCTGGTTCGCCGCCAGGACTTGATGGTAGTGCTTCTCTCGTTGATGTCGCGGGCTTTATGGAAACCGATACGGAAGTCGCTTATCGTATGACGTGGGTTATTACTGATGCTAATAATAATGCGGTAGAAGGCGTACCCAGTACTCGTGTAGTCATTGCAAATAGTTCTGGCGGAACACGGAATGTGCAATTGACTTTTACCATTCCAAATATTGCCACAACTGCCTATCAATATAAAATTTATAGATCGCCAATATCTGCTTCGGCGATCACTGAACCATCCGACGAGCTACAACTTGTTATTGTTGGTAATCCAAGCAGCACTAATATTACAAACGGCTATTTTACAGTAACAGATACAACTCTAGAAAGTGAGTTAGGAGCTTTTCTTTATACGAATTCGGGACAGGAAGGTATATCCCAAGCTAATACTATTCCGCCATTATCAAACGATGTATGTTTCTTTGTTGGCTACTTGATCTATGGCTCTTGTACTACACAACAGAAGTTCCTGCTTTCTTTGTTGTCTAGCGAACCTCCACTAGGTATTCAAGTAGGTGATACTTTCACCGTTACGCGTGGTACAGATACATTCACCCTAACGGGTGCAGCAGCCGAAGATGTATCTATGAACAAGTTTAAAGTATTTACAGGCGGTGATCCCGGCAGCGATATTTTATTTACTAAACGTTCTTTGATTCATGTTCTAAATCTAGTCGCACAAGATATTGTTTACGCCTTTGATGCCACAGACGTAAATAGTGCTACTTCTCTTCCCGGTGATTTTTTTCTACAAGAACAAGGAATCGGCGGCGGCCCTTTCGAAGTGAAATCCTCTAGAACAACCTGCTGGACTCCTGTTTTAGATCCTACAGTTGGCGTCCCATCCCTTGCTGGTGGTGGGAAAGGTATGGGTTTTTGCTCTAAATTTCAGCAACCAGAAGCCGTGCCGCTGGCTAATACAATCAATGTAGGCAATCCCAATTTTGAATGGTTACGAGTATTGCCGCTCCGCAATAGTGTTATCGTGCTCAAAGCTGATGGGTTGTTTCAATTGACAGGTAGTGTATTTCCCTTTACTGTGACAACACTTGATACTGGCACAATTTTAACTGCGCCGGAAAGTCCGGCAGTTATGAATAATCAAGTGTTTGCGTATACAAATCAAGGGGTTGTTGGAATCACTGAAACCGGACCTGGTATTTTATCGCGGCCAATTGAAAATATTCTTCAGCGAATTAGCTCTTATCTTTTTATTACATTTCCAGAGCGTACATTTGGCACAGCTTATGAGACAGATCGTAAGTATATTATGAGTACAATTGCCGAAGGCGACAACTTCGTTAAGGCTACGATTCAATACGCATATGACACAATAACTGAATCTTGGACTACATATACTTATCCAATAGCTGTTCATGACATACATGAAAGTCCTACAGAACATCGACTGTATGTATCCTCCGCTACGCCAGCCTATCCATATGTATTTCAAGAACGCAAAAGCTTTACGCGTCTTGATTTTGCCGATATTGAATTACCTGTAACAATTACTGCATTTAACGGTCTAACGGTTAATCTTATAAGTACCGCAAACGTAACAGTGGGGTGGAGTCTCGCTCAACTGATTCTAGTGGGCGGTGTGCCTTCACAAATTTTGAATCTTTCGAAGATTACACGAGTCGTAGACGCCACCACAATAGAAGTTAGCGATATCATTAATTGGGACCTTACAATGGTATCCTACACCGCTATAGAACAACCAATCCCAGTGGATGTTCGTTATTGCCCGATTGTTGGCGGCGAAATGAATTCTGCTTCCCCTGGCAATCCAGGCGTCATTAAATTCTTCAAAGAAATACAGTTTTTCTTTCAGAATGTCGACTTTGATTTCGTTACAATTCGTATAAGTAGCGATTTTGTGCCCGGCGGGGCACCATTAGACCTCGTGCCTACCTTAGCGAGCATTGGTTGGGGTCAGTTTCCTTGGGGTCAAGTACCATGGGGGGGAAATGCAGACTTCATCGTGCAATCTATCCGTACGTATATTCCCTTATCAGCACGAAGAGCACATTGGTTAAATGTAGAATTAAGTTTGAATCAAGCTATGACTAATTTTACTTATGGCGGTTGCGTTTTAGTTTATCAACCGACGACTATTCGGAGTAAATAGTGCAACTTCCGCTTTATAGACGACTAACCCAAGAAGATTTAGCAGATGCACCGAAAGGAAGTTGGAAAGAGCGTTTGTTATACGCCATGAATCTATTTTTCCAGCAAATCTATTCAGGCTTGTCCAACAATTTAACGCCAGAACAGAATTGTATTGCTCAAACAAAAACATTTCAGCTTATAGCGGGGGCAACAGCCGCCGACAATACATATAGTTTCACTACTTCATACTCTTATCAGCCAATAGGACGAGATGTACTGGATGTTCGACTAGCTAGTGGTAGTGCGGTAGTGTTTACAACCGCTCCATACGTTAGTTGGAGCTTTGGAAACGGTATGTTTAATGTTTTAGGTGTTTCTGGCCTTACAACTGGCACTCGCTACCAAATTACTTTACGTGTTTGGTGGCCGCAAATAACAAATTAGAGGGTAACTATGATGGCATATGTGGCGAATGACATTCCAGATGATGAACAAAAACAAGCCCAAGGAGCCGTCGCTCCGGCGGGTAATGGAGCTGTACATCTTGCCCCTAGTGCGGGTGTGGGTTCTACAGGTGCGGGTGGTGGAACTACTGCTGCACCGAAAGAAGCTGGTGGTCAATTTGCTTCATTAGATAAGTATCTTACTGCTAATCAGGGACAGGCCGAGCCCCTAGCCGGTAAAATTACAGGATCAATCGGCCAAGAGTATAATAGCCTTAACCAAGGTAATCAAGGAACGATTCAAAATATTGCCGGACAGGTGTCGAATGCTCCGGGCTATACAAAAGGCAACGCAGATATTCTCACTCAAGAAGCGGCTAATCCTGTGTCATTTGCTGGTGATACAGGCAATGTATCGGCTTTTCAGAAGCAACTTACAAATAATTATGGCGGTCCTCAATCTGCCGAAGGTACTAATGAATATCAAGCTCAGCAAGCCAAGCTTAATAATGCAATTTCTCAGGGACAAGCTCAAACTACAACGGCAGCAGGTCGTCAACAACTTGTAGCCCAAAACTCTGCTGCACCTACAACCGGAGTCACAGCGTTAAACTCGGCTATTCTTTCTAAAAGTCCCGAAGCTTTACAATCTGTACAAGATGCTTATAAACCGTTTCAAAATTTAGTTGGTGGCCTAAGCACTGGCGCTCAGGATGTTAACAAAACGATCGCCCAAGAGCAAGCCGATGCTGCTGCATCTAGTAAGGCTGCTCAGGGTCAAATCGCCGGACAAATGACAGGCTTAAATACTGCTGTCCAGAATCAATTAACTCAACAACAAGCCGCTGCTGCCGCTCAAAATGCAGCCCTTAAGCAGAATCTTACTAGTGGCAATCTTTCTGACCAAAATTTACAGGCATTAGGCATAACACGCGATCAATGGAACACATTTAGTGCTGCCCAAAAAGCTGCAGCTACATCTGATGTGGTAAATTCGGCTAACGGACAGTTTGGAGCTAATACTGGTACTGCTACTATTGATCCTTCCGCTTGGTTAACGCAGCAAGACCCAAATGCGGTGCTTAATGCTAATAACACGGCGACGCCGGAGCAGTATCAACAGGCCCAAGCATTTCAGTCATTAGTCAATGGTCTTAATCTTCAAACGCCGCAAATGACTATAAACCCAGCTACTGCTTCTCAGGCTGGTACAGCTCCGACAAATCTCAATGCTTTTGACTATCAAGGTGCATTACAAAATGCTCAAACCACGGAAGCGGCCTCTAATGCCGCTGCTCAGGCTTATGTAAATGCCTTGCAATCTGGCGCGGACGAACAACATGCTCAACTTGCTGCCGCGAATGCTCAAAAAAGTCAGACTATGCAGAATATCGCTGGATTAGCGCAGACGCCCGTGGGAGCTACAAATGCGGTGGCCCATGGCGCAGTAACGGCGGGACAAAATGTTGGGCAGCAATTCTCTACGCCGACAAATGCTGCTAAAAATATCGGTCTCAATGTCCTAACAGGCGGTCTTTCTACGCCGGTTCAATCGGTTGCAAAAGGCGTTCAAAATGCTGTAAGTACTGTCACAAATATATTTTGCTTTCACCCTTGGACGCTCATTGACATGCTAGACGGTTCTTTAAAGCCGATATGGCAGATTAAAATCGGTGACATAACACGTGGCGGGAAAGTGCTTGCGACTACACGTGGCGTTGGTACAGATTTTTACTGGTATAACGGTGTTCTCGTTACTGGTAAACATGCGGTTAAGGAAAATGGTAAATGGGTTCGTGTAGAAAACTCAAATGGTGCGCGGCATTTTAAATATCTAACAGAAGTTGTTTGCAATCTTGTAACAGAAAATCATCGTATATGGTCTAACGGTAATGAGTTTGCTGATGAGCATGAAACCGATGATTACGAAAACCTAAATCTCGACGAATCGCTTGCGGAGATGAATAAATATGAGTCTTTTCGCTGAGTATTGGCGGGAAAAAGGCCATTTAATCGTCGAAACAGAACGCGGTTTTATGGCGTCCATTACTAACGGACAAGTGTGTTACGTGGACAATTTTTACGTAAAGCCGGAGTACCGGGGGACGGGGGCGGCTCTTCAACTTACGCTCCAAACCATTAAGCGAGCAGAAGATAAAGGCTGCACACAGTTTTGTGCAGAAATCTATAAGTCGGATCCGTTGTATGACTATATTCTTCGCTTGCATAGACATTTCGGCATGGAAGTGGTTGAAGATACAGAATTTAAAACCGTTACATCTAAGAGGATAAACAATGCTAGACCCTAAATCGTTATTGCCGGAAGTTAAAAAACTTGTTCCTGGGTATTCAGACCAGGAGCTTATGGCAGGTATACAGGAGTTTGCCAAAATGCATCCCGATCTAAGCAACCAAGAAGCTTTGCAAGCTTTAACTATGGCTCTTGCACAGCAGAAGCCAAATGTGAACCAGGCTGCACCTGCGCCCCAAGGTAAGCCGTTTGAAGGGCTAGTAAACTCTTTAGGAGCTAATTAATATGGGACTTCTCGATTCGTTGTTAGGTTCATCCGATTCCTCGGCGCAAGACTATCTTAAACAAGCTCTTGCCCAATATCAAAATATTCAGGCTCCGTCTATTGCATCTGAAACTATCGGTGCATTGCCGCAAGAAACAGTTCAGGGCCAGATCACTCCTGAACAAATTCAGGCCATCAATCAAGAAGGTTCGGCCTACAATAACATTAATCTTGATCCGGCTTCTCGTCAGGCGCAGTTAAACGCCTTACAAAGCTATCAAGGCATTGCGAATGCTGGCGGACTTGACGCTGAATCGAAACTAGCCCTTCAGCAGGTCATGGATGCCACAAATCGCCAATCCCAAGGTGCCCAAGGTGCTATTCAGCAGCAAGCGCAAGCTATGGGGCAAGGCGGCGGCGATTTTGCCCTTACACAACGCGCTATTGCAGCTCAGGGAGCTGCTAATACAGGTGCCAATCAAGGGATGCAGGCGGCAGCTATGGCAGAAGCCAATAGGCAAGCGGCTTTAAATAGCATGGCTAATATAGGTGGCAGCATCAATGCTTCCGACTACGGCCAAGCGGCACAGAAAGCGGCGGCACAGAATAATATCAATGCTACAAATCAAGGATATCAGAACGCTGCCAATGTAGGCAATGTAGCTAATAATATGGCTGGGCAAACCACAAATCTAGGCGTCGCTCAGGGTGTGAATGCGGCAAATACTACTGCAAATCAAAACAAGGCGTATTATAACGCTAATTTGCCACAGCAGCAATTCAATAATGAAATGGCTAAAGCAGGTGGAATGGCAGGTGTTAGTTCACAGCAAGCTACTGCTGCTCAACAGGCTGCTGGCAATCAAGCGGGGATGCAAGGCACACTTCTAGGGGCTGCGGGAACGATTGGCGGAGCTATGCTAGGTGGCCCTGTAGGAGCCGCTATTGGGGGTACAGCTGCGAAAGCCATAGCACCTGGCAATACGAGCTCTCCTGCTTATCAAATGAATTCAGCGAGAAATGCTCCTGTTGGAGCTACATCATTCGCACAGGGCGGTTATACCTGTTATGCTGATGGCGGAGTAGCGCACGATCATGCTATTTGCATGAAATTTGGTGGGCATATTGGTGGACATGCTACTGTTGAGGGCGATAGTGAAAAAAATGATACAATTCCAGCGATGCTTAGTCCTGGCGAACTAGTTGTGCCGCGTTCTGTTCCTAAAACGGGTGCCGCTATGGAAGAATTCGCTCGTCACGCGCCTGTAGGCGGGACAAACAAGAAAGTCGATCTTACAAGCTTCACCAGTGGCTACAAAAGGGGACATTAAGATGCCATTACATTCTGGTAAGTCTAAAAAAGTTATTAGTGAAAATATTCATGAAATGGAAGCGAGCGGCCACCCTCATGACCAGGCTGTTGCTGCTGCGCTTCACAATGCCCATCCGAATGGCGGAAAGAATATGGCCGAAGGTGGCGTTACGGCTGGAAATCCTAGCGAACTCGATTTAGGGGCTAAAGATGCCACTGTCTCCGATTTTCTTTTGCCGTATTTGCTCGGCCCTGCGGCAAAAGGTGCCGCCGAAGAAATTCCCGCTGCTTTAGAAGGTCTTGGTGAAGCAGGCGAAATTACACTTGGTCGCGCTGCACCAAAGATGGCAGAAGATATAGCCGGAGCTACAACCAAAGATATCACTCCGTTTAAAATCGGTGATGTTGTCACCGCTACCCATCCTTCTAGTGCTCCGGTGCGCCTAGCCTACCATTCTCCTAGTGTAATGAAAGGTTCAGCACCAGATGCTACATTCAATTTACTTGACGAAGTACCCGCGCCTGGCAAAGCATGGGCGCATCCTCCGCAGAGCACTCTTAGTAAAAGTACACTCGAATCTTATGGTTACAAAGTGCCAGAAGGAATGACCGAAGGCGCTACAAAGTCTATCGCTGTTCCAGGTCAAGCTTCGCCGACTAATTATGCTAAAGGTGGTAAAGTAGAAAATCACGTAACATTTCTTGAAAATGAATCACAGGCTAAGGCCGATAAAGATATTCATTTAGGAATGGCAGATGGAGGTATTACCGCTTCGCAGACAGATGGTGCCGACAAGAAAGCAGCCTTAGTTGCCGCGCTTCTCGCCGCACAAAAAAGCAAACCGGCTTCGGTCCCTGATCTTGAACTATCAGTCACGAAACCTGATTTAGATTCCGATAATAAATCAACAAAAGGAATGTTTCTAGCGAAGCATTTCTCAGAAGGTGGTAAAGTGGAAAAGACAAATGCTAATGAACCCAAAGCACCAACTGGCCCATCCTACGAAGAAAAACAAAAACTTGTCATGGAAGAACTTAAGAAAAACCCTCCCAAAATGGCCGATGGTGGTACTGTAGATCCTAGCGCCTCATTACCAGCAGATGCGCCGCAAGAAAGTAAATT